GAGTAATGGTTTGAGTGGGAGTCGGAGTTATCGTGGGAGTAATGGTTCTCTTCAAAATAATCCCCGATGTAGCCCCCAAAAGGGGATAGGCTCCGTCCTCGGTGGTGGAGCTGTTCTGAAGTCCAGATGGCTTTCCGTTGTGAAGCCAATTGCAGTATCGGGCAGCGCTAAACCAACTCACATAGTTGACGGGTTTGTTGCCCATGTTGGTTTTAGAGGCATAAGAGTATGACCCGGCAACTCCCGATCTTGTGATCCCACCTCTTTGGCTGGGACTCGGGCTACCCGCATCGGGGCCGGAGCCAATTATGACCGTACCCATTGATTCGCTGTATACGCCGTGAGTGTCAGTTTGAGCAATTGAATTCAAAAACTCCACATATTCATCATTCGTAACCTCGTACTTTCCGATCTTATAAGAATAGGACACGGATCCGGTTCCATTCACATCGGCAGAGTTGTTGGGATCTGATACGCTTGCGAAGTTCGCAAGGGACAGGGGGTTTGAAAAACTCGCCACCCTGAATCCTATTTTTTCACTTTCCGACGTGGGACTTCCGTGGTAGGTCGCTATTGTCTGCCTCACAGTACCATCCGGATTGAAAGTCACGGTTCCCGAGTTTGACAGCCTGAACTGCGAACAAAACCAGTCCCCACCACCTACACCCCGTAAATCACCCGAAACCGAATCGTTCCATTCCCAGACATTTCCATTCTGATCAAATGTGCCGTACGCGCTCGGCCCTCCGTTAGTCCCCACGGTCGTGACATTCCCGTCCATACCATTCCAATCGGCACCGGCGTCGAAATTGGCATAATTGCCGATGCCTCCAGCCAATCCGTTTCCTGCAGAATCAGATTGAACAGGGGTTGGAGTCGTGTCGCTCTGGGTTGCATAAGTCCAATAGCCGGAGTTAAGTCCGTTGGACTTGTAAAAAGCGGCCTTATACCACTCGTCGTAAGAGGGAAGCCAATAATTAGGCGTCAACTCCGTCGTCCCGAGGTATAGGCGAACTACCTGAGATGATCCGACACGCAAAAATACCGTATTTAAATTAAGTTGCAATGACATTTCATGTAATCACGTAGAGCGTGCTCGGATTTTTTACGGGGAGGGCATCATAGTTTGCCTGGGAGATGGAGACGATGTTCGTTATCGCAGTGGCTCCTGCAATTCCCGTCGTCTGACTTGAGACCTTTGTATTCAACTCCGATTGGACGGCGGTGCTCACTGGCTTGTTCGCATCGCTCGTGTTATCCACATTAGCGAGGCCGACGGTCTGCTTGGTTGCAAGAGAGGCAATTCCAAGAAGGGTGACCTTTCTAGTTTCGGTGGCATCAGCATTAGTAGCAGGAACCACTGCTGACTGCTCGGCCACGCCCGAAGGAAGTTCGGATATTTTTATTCCCATTTGATCCTCATTGTAATTAGTGCCATTATTTATGTGAGCGAAAGCAAAAACCAAGCAGAAGCCTAGGAAAAGTATTTCCACAATCATCTAAAGATTGTGGATGTCAATTGCCACGCAATGACCACATGATATCGGGAAAAGGCAGATAACCTCTTGGAAATTCCCTTATTTCCCCCGAATGGGTGTGGATAGGAAAGCCGTAGCCCCTTGCCTTTTCTGGGACGAAATCCTTGTCGGGGCATATGGCAAGAACCCATGAACCCCATCTCTTGTTGAATTTCTCCACAGTTGTCTGCTGGACCTTGAGCGTGCTGTCGGAGTTGTCAACCCAACACACCTTGTCTTGAACCTCATCGTAGTGCAAGAGAATCATCGCATGTCCTGGAACGTCCCAGAGAACTCCCCTGCCCTCCCGCATGGCTTTCTTTATGAGTTTTAATCCCTTTTCCTTGTTGCCGTAGGTCTGCTCGTATCTGACCTTCAACTTATCAAGTACCGCCGCGGCCTGCCTTGGGCCGGAATAGCCCTTGCACTCCGGTCTGCTTGTGAGCGGAGGATTTACAAGTTTTGGCTCCTCCGCCCACCTGCCGAGTGCCTCTATCGATGAATAGACGCATTGGATGCCCGTGTAGTTCTTGACCCTGTCCTCGTGGGGAATCGGACACTGAAGCCCTTCGGTCGGGATTTCGGGCCCATCGCACTTGTACGCGGGAACATAGGTGTTGACATAGTCGGATTCCTTGTCCGAGACCTTGGTCACCTCCTTGTATCTGACTAGCGTTTCGGCCGCCCAAATGGGAGCCGCAGAAGACAAAATCAGAGCCGCGAATGAAATGTATTTCATCGGCCTAAAGTAGCTAGTCAAGGAAGAAAACCAAGCACTAAAGCCTTGACTGCAAAATCCTCGGACATGTCGATATACTTGTCCCCCCAGATGTTCCTGATCCTCACCGTGCCGTCCGAAAGGAACATGGCCTCCCCGGGAGCGGGAAGGTCTTCTCGGGTCTCCGTTTTGTAAGCCGGAATGATATTCATTTTTACTCCGACTCTCATGCAGTATTCGTGCCAAGCCTTCTCTATGATCATGGACTGCTCTTCGATGTCGCCCGGCAGGAGTTGGATCACACCCCTGATGTCACCGAACTTTGCCTTGACCAGTTCATTCAGTTTTTCCAAGGAACTTTTGTTCCAGATCATTTTTTGGACTTTCTGCCAAGCCTAGGAACAGGCCTGCTCTTGAATTCCTCTACCGTGGATGAAACGTCGCGGGGCAATCCGAGGGCAAGAACCTTGTCGGCAAATTCCCTCGGGAGAACAAGAATCTCCATGAGCGAGGCTGGGTTTCGGACGGCGACGGGATTTTTTTCAATGATTTCGCCACAGTTGATGAACTCAACCATGTCAGAAATTCCGCTCAAGAAATGTATCTCGCTGTATCCGTGCAGATACTTCTTCCAGGCCTCTGCTTCGTAGAAGCCAAGATTGATCTTTTCGTACTCGGCCTTGAAGATTCGGGAAAGTTTTTCTACGCGTTCCTTTTCCATCAGAGAAGTTCCCCCAGGGCGAGCATCCTCATGGCGAGGTCTTTGGGTACGAAATAGTGGTTTATTTTTATGTGTTCTTCAAGCCCTTGGGGACGCACAACTACGCCGCCCTTCCCTTCCACAAGTTCCCACCCCTCCCAATTGGGCTTGTTCCTGAGACGGACTTCCCAGACTATGCCCCTATCAGAGAGGAACCGCCCCCACTCCTTCCTCTGGCGGGTGTTGATCGGCCAATTGTCATTGGGTCCGAACAATCGTACGAACGCGGCGAAAACTATGGAGTCAAGCTTGTCTTCCACGCCGCCAAGGCGCATCCTGCCGAAGGGAAGCGGAACCTTCTTCAGTCTGTTGCGGGGCCAGTGCACTTGTCTCGCCTTTCAAGAAGTTTCCTTACGGCGTTTGTGAGCTCAGGAACCCTCTCTTCCTCGCTGAACACGCCGTCACCCTTTGTGTTGGACACATAGACAGTCTCGCCACCGCAGTCGGGGTAATCGGCTCGGAATCTTCCGTGGCGGAGGCGGAGGTAGCCCACTTGCTTTCCTTCTGCATCCAGGACTTCGTACTGCTCTGGGCAGGCCGGACTCGTGCAGACGAGCCTGAGTCCTTCTATCTCGCGGTTCTCGGGCCACCCTTTGTCCAGCCCCAATTCCTCGTCTAGACGGGAAAGTTCCTCGAGGGCCTTCAGTCTTTTTTCCTTGTCATCCATTTCAATGGTGGTCAAAGCTGACCGGCTCCTCCCTGAAGAGTTTTCTGATGTCGCCGAACGACGGAGGGATTGGAAATCTTTCAACCCCCACGTCCACGACCCTGGCCTTGTAGAGGACACCCCCCATGTCAGAGCCGTAAAGATTACCGTGGGAATGACCATGGATCATATAGGCTCCCTTGCCCTGCCCGTTGAACGACGCGATGGCATAGTGACTAAGCACGCACATGTAACCGTTGATGTGCGCTTCCATGTAGTTCGGGCAGAACACGACCCTCTTCTCCGAATTCACCTCGTAGACATTGCCTTCTAGTTTCTCGAAGACCTGCTTCGTCCCTGCGGTGTGGTTTCCGAAGAGGAGGTACATCGTCCTGAAGTTGAGCATCTCAAAGTAGTTGATCAGCCTGCGTTCGCCGTCGTAACCGAACAGCATGTCGCCGAGGTTGAACACGACCCCCTCGTGGGAGATTCTTTCGTTCCATCTCTTTACGAGAGCCGAATCGTGTTCCTCGAGCGATTTGAAGCCACGCTTGACATAGAGCGGCTCATCCCAACTCCTGCATTCCTGCCCGAGGTGCATGTCAGACCAGAAGAAGATGTTGTCCTCCTTGTCCGTGATCTTGACCGCCCTGTGAAAGAAGTCCTTCATGGACACATTTTAGGTTTTGGAGGCAGAACAATCAAGAGTGGCGACTGATTTCAATTCCCTGATTGCATTTAGAACGAACTCCAAGTCCTTTTCCTTGAGAAGCGTCTTGGATTTGAATTCCCACGAGTCGTTGCGACGGGCGAAAATCTTATAGAACACCCCAAATTCACACTCATAACAACTGTCATTGATTTTCTTCAAGGAATCTCTCCTAATGTCAGTATCTTGAGAGCGGTTTCCTTTGATATTCTTATCAAGAGACCGTTCGTACCCATGAATATGTTTTCTTTGTCCTCAACATTGACATGCTCTTCTTTGACAACCGTTCCTATTTCGTTGGCGATTCGGACGATGCCATCTTTGTGGCCGCTGTTAATCCGGCGTATCAGAGCCTCCAGCCCCGACCCTTCCATCAGCCAGGATCCGTCGTCGCCGGGGGTTCCAGCAAGAAAGGCTTTTCCCGCCTCCTCGGCGATCTCGTCGGCGGGTATTTCAAGTCTTATCCTCCGTACCTTGTCCGCAAATATGGCTCGGAGCCGCTCGGTCGCCTCGTGCCAGTCGGTCATTTCTTCATTGCCTTGACGGAAAATCCTTGAAGTAATCCGCGACCCACTTGTTGGCCGGCCCCAGTATCATTCTTCGCTCAAGCATCTCGCTCGTCCTGAAACCGATCTGATAGAGAACCTCGCAGAGGCGGTCGTAAAAGACTGGCCCGGTGTGCATAGGCGAACAGAACTCCCTCAGCATCAACGGAAGCCTCTTCGGAGCCTCTTTTTCAAGCCACTCCACCATATCACGGAAGAATCCCTTATCCTCCGTGCGATTCATAATGTCATCTATCATGGACTCGTTGGTCGCCGGGGGAGGAAACTGAAAGGATGTGGATGCCACGGTCACGCCAGGAATGGTAGTGGTGGTAACTGTGTTGGGTGGCCAAACAGTTGTGTTTTGCCAGTTATTTTTAACTTCCCATGTATAGACGGGATTTGGATTGTGAGTCCATGTACAGTGCTTGTTATTTGAATCCATCAGATGCCCTCCATCCGAATTATAATGTATTCTGGTGAAATCTCAATATGGCAGAAATCCCAGAAAGAAGACTTTTTCGGCGAATTCTTTGGTCAAAATAAGCAACGGACGCTCCGAGATGGAAACCCTAGAGGCGGGATTGTGCATGTGGATTATCGTTGATTTTCTAGGATTGAAATAGTCAAAGCCACACTCATTCCATTTCAGCCTCCTGATCCCATTGGTATCAAGCCATAGGTTCCATTCTTCAACCTGATTGGCCCGATTTAGAGACCAAAATTTTGATTCAATCTTGGATGCCAGCCCACAAATTAATTTCGGACTCAAGGCAGTTCCCCCAAGGCGAGGATTTTCAAGGCCAGATTCTCCGTAAGCCTGATATATGTCATTGTTTGGTCTCTTTCTGATTCCTCGCACGGATTGCGGATCAAAAGGCAACCATGCTGATCTTGGACGGCCTTGCCCCAGACCTGTATTTCGCCACCAAGACCCTCAATATAGTCGCTCCACTCCCGAGCGATATCTGCACGATCTTCGGGAGAAAAAACCGCGCGGAACGAACAGGACTTCTCTCCCCAGATGCGCAAAAGTCTGTCTGCGAAAATGACGAGCAACTTGTCTTGGATGTTGGGATTCAAGGAAGGTCCCCGAGAACCAAAATTTTCTCCGCAACTTCGTTGGGAATAGACAATGAACCGGAATGAGGGGCGGGATTTTTGATTGAAACAGAATTTGCCCTAGGAAATGTTTTGATGTCCATTGATTCCAAGAACTCCTCCCACTTGTAATTGGTCGGGCATGAGATGCCCTCAATGCTTGACCTCTTGAAGGTGCGGATAAAATCATCCATCAAAAGGGAGTTGTACTTTTTCTCAAGGATGTCATAGAGCTTGTGATTGTCTAGATACATGGCAAGCATCCGAGAGTGGCAATCTTAAGGGCGAGGTCTTCGGAAATGATGATCCATTCATTGTGTATAATGGCCGGATCCTTGACACAGACCAAACCCCTTTGGCACATGAATTCTTCGGAGGTCATCATTCCATTTGAAGTGAGCATTTGATGCCACTTTAGAATTAACTCTACACTCGTGCGATTTTCATTTCCGAGTTTTCCAAAATAGTATCCTTTGGGAGCGCCCTCTGTTCTACAAAAATTGTAATAACTGTGGTCTAATATTTCGTAAAGTTTGTCGGCGAGCGTCATGGCAGACCTCCGAGGACGACAGACCTGAAGGCGAGGTCATACGGAACCAAGAGAAGAGGGTGCCTTTCGTCGGAAAGTGTTGAGGCGGATCGGTTGAAGCAACACATATGATGTTCGGTGACCTTCAATCCGTGCTTTATTCGCACTTCCGAGTATTCGCCCTCGCTCCTCATCTTCTTGATGTTGTTTTCCTCAAGCCACCCATGCCAATTTTCTTGAAGCCAGTCATTTTGGTCTTCGGAAAGGCTCCTGTGCCAGAAAGACCAGAACTTTTTGTCCAGTATTTTTTGGAATTCTTCCCTGATGTCATTCATGGCAGCCCTAGCGTCAGAACTTTTTGGGCGAAGTCTCCATCCAACACTATGGCTTTGCCGCCGTGGATGGGGCTGTCTATGACATATAGTTTCCCCTGAGCCTCGTTGACGATATCCGGAATATAGTGCTTAAATTCATGGAAAACATAGGGATTCAGGCCATTCAGGAAATCTTCCGGGTTGTCCTCCGCCTTGAGTCTATCCTCAAATGCGGTCTTCAGTTTGTGTGTCAGTACGGAGACTTCGGGGTCTGGTTTTCGTTGTGAGTCTTCTCCGACAACACGGTCTACGACTCTCGTGCCGTCATAGAAGCACATTTTCTTTTGAGCCTCTGCCAGTGAGTTATATTCGTCAAAATCAAACCACCAAAACAGGAACCTCTTCTGTATCCAGTAATTCTTGGTGCCGTTCTGACGGGTTCTTTCAACGATTCTGGCCCTCATGGCAAGCCCCCCAATACAAGAATTTTTTGAGCGAGTTCTTCGGGAACCGATATCCAAAGAGGAATCCAGCACTGTTTGGTGTGGGGATCAGGAACGGACAGGCCTACTTTTCTTTTGTTCTCGGTCAATCTAATGCCGAGAGATTTCAAGTGTATGTGCCATTTTTCAGTATCGCCGAAGGAATCATATCGTTTCTCAAACAGATTCAAAAGTTTGTATTCCATGCCGGAGACGGGATATGTCTTGGAGTCACTGCCAGTAATCCTCCAGACATGCATGTCGGCGTCAGGAATGTCCCAATTCATTTTTGCCTCGGCGGGAAATCCTTGAAGTACTTCTTGACCCACTCGTTGTTCTGTCCGAGCATCATCCGTCGCTCAAGAATTTCGCTCGCCCGGAAGCCAATCTTGTAGATCACCTCGCAGAGCCGTTCGTAGTCAAGATTGGCGATGGCGCGTTGCGTGATCGTATTTACCGGCCAGAGCTCTCGAAGCATCGTGCGCAACTTTTTCGGCGCATCATTCCGGAGCCATTCTACCATGTCAAGAAAAAAATCCTTTTCCTCCAAGTACTGATGTTCAAGGATCACTTCTATCATTTGTTCGTCAGTCGGCGGAGAAGGAACGGGAGTTGCCTTGTCTGAATCCTTGGCGTGGTAGGTCCATTTGCCAAAGTTCACATTCTTCTTCACCCAGTTCGTCTCGTCATAGTAGTCATATTTCATGGTGTTCCTCCGAGAACGAGTATTTTCTCGGCGACCTCTGGCGGCATGGAGACATACAAAAGTCCGCCACCGCCCAAACACGCCGGATTCTGTATGTGTATGTTGCCGTCTTTCTGGCGTTCGGGGGAAAAGGACATGCCCATTTCAACCACATACTCTATCCATGAATATTCCTTCTCTTTTTCTGGCGAGTCGGTCATGGCTTTCCACCGCCTCTCTAGGGCAACATACAACTTTAACTCCTCTTCATCCGTCATTTTTGTTCTTTCCATATCTTGACAATTTCCTTGCACCGTCCGGGAATGCACTTATATGTCAGTTTTTCTGGCATGAAAGAGTAGCACTTGAGCATCTTTTCGAATTCTGGACGCGAAACAACCCTTGTTTCGCTTATGTCAAATGTATATCCGATGTCCTTGCGGGGACGGGAGAAGTACTCCTTGACCTCCGGGTCTTCGGGATTCTCGTAGCTCTTCAGCACCATATTTTGGTCGGGATCCTCGTAGACCGTCTTGGTCTTCTCACATATCGTCACGGATCCGTCGTCCTCCACCGCCAAGACGATGAAGAAAGGAGTGAACATCTCGTGCCAGAAGTCGCCGGGTTCGGGAGAGACAAAATGCAGTTCGTCCACATCTTCCTCGAGTTTAAGCCTTTTGTTTCTGAGTTCGTTAACCTCCTCGCCGAGACGACGCATTTCTTCTTCCTTGCGTCCTATTTCGGCGTTGATGTTCTTCAGTTTCGTGGCGATGGTCATGCAATGTTTCCTAGGGTGAGAATTTTCAGGCCGATTTCCTTATTGATCTCAATATACACGGTTCCCAAAAAAATGATTTGCCGGGAGGGGTCGCTCACATAGAAATTTTCCGTTGGATTTCTTCGCGCGGAGGTGAAGACCGCATCCAGATTATGACAGATGCGATGCTCCCAAGACAACTGCAGTCTGATCCATGCGGTTCCATCAAAGACTTTCCCCAGAAAAGATACGGATGCCATTCCCCCGCCACCGCGGGCAGCTTCCGCCATCCTGCAAAAACTGGAATGCAGAATGGAATAGAGTTTCTTTTCCTCTTCGGTCATGGAAGCCTCTGCGGCAATTTGAATTCAAGTCCCATCTGGTCGTGCATGTCCCACCGCCCGGGCTTTTTGAACCGCATGGAACATATGTCGGGAAGTCCCATCACGAGGCACTTGAGGGCGAAGTCCCTATGGGCGACGATAAGCCTCTTCCCCGGGGCGGGACCGTCGCTCAAGTCGCAAGAAGGATCCTTCACGACGACATGCTCTGAAAACAACTCCAAGTTTGTGAGAAAAAGATCAAGGCTGATCGTCCTGAATCCTTTGAGTTTTGAGAGGTAACGCCGCCAGCAATACACCCTTTTTTCGCTTGGAGGCGGAAGCAATCGGTATTGAAACCTCAAGGACTTATCAAGTCTTGTCTGGAGGTTGTCCGTCATGGCAAACTTCCTAGCACAAGAATCCTCTCCGCCAGTTCCCTTCCGACGGCGAAGCAGCCGAACTTGAGATTGATTATGTGGGCGTGGTTGTCACATCCGTATGCTCTCCAGAGTCCTGGACTACGATCATTTGGAAATTCATGGGTGTAAGGGCCGGAACAACTCCCAATATCATCCTGTATTGAGCCTATCAACCCCTCGACTTCCTTGAACGCTCGTTTTTGGTCGTCGTAGTCCGCTTCCATCACCTTGTCTATGACAAGAAGCAATAGCTTGAGAACATGATCTTCGGTCACGGCAGACTCCCCAAAACCAGAATTCTGATGGCGATGTCCCTAGGAATACGGACCGTCCCCCAAGCGAGGTGATTGACGAAGATGTCTTTGTCGTCGCTTTTTAATCCCTGAGAGGGCATGAGTTCGCATCCCACGGAGGAGATGATGCCCTTCCACGACCGCAAGCGGACGCGAGTTTGTCGAGCTCCCCGACCCCGGACTTCACTCGTATCCTTGTACTTATGCAAGAGAATGCGAAGAAGCCTGGACTCCATGTCTTGGTTTGTCATGTGTCAAGCCATGTCACTAGAATAAATTTGGCCTTGGGATAGGCATTCTTGAGTGCATCGTAGATGCCCTTACCGGCATCATTAAGGTCTTCGTACCGGCAACGCCAGTAATCGTGGTTGCCGTTTGATCCACTCCAGCCGGTACTGCCCATGTTCACGCAGGCGAGGAGTTCCTCAGAAAGGTACTGGTGTTCGCCCTCTTTCCTGATGCGGGGGAAAAGTTTCTCCTCAAGGGCGAAACTCTGTTCCCATTCCATCGGGTCTTTGCCCTCCTCAATCTCGTGAAAGTTGTCGGTGTTGACCTCTTCGTCCGTGCCGATGAGCTCCTCACCCATCATGGAGTAAACGCCCCCGTATCCGCAGCAGACGCCGCAGGAGAATCTCTCCCCTTCCACGCACCAGAGCTGAACGAACATGCCTCCCTCGTTGGTGCTGGTGTACTCCTCCCCGTCCACGGGGAAGTTGACCATGCCGACGACTTGTTTAGACCTGCGGTTCATCTTGCTCTTGTCCTATCGGGAAATTTTCAAAATACTTCTTGGTCCACTCATTAGACTCGCCCAGCAACATTCGGTTTTCCAAAGGCTTACTTGCCCTGATTCTTGAAGAGAAAATGAACATGCAAAAATCCGAATGAGACAATCTGCGTGTGGCGGCGGAAGTTCGGCTCCAACCTCTGATATCCCCTATGATCTGTCGCCTTTTTGTGGGAGCCAGAACATGACACATCCATTTGACAATATCTTTGAAAAACTCCTTCTCGTCCGTTTTCTCAAGGATTTTGGCGATCAGTTCTTCGTCGGTCCACTCGTGTTTATTCGCAACCATTATAGTCAGTTTTTCAGACCTGCAAAGCTGGTCAGGGCAGACTTCCCAAAACAAGAATCTTCATTGCCAAATGCCGGGGAATTTTGACATATAACGGTCGGTGCCACAGTCTGGATGGTATTCCCGCATTGAACCAACTCGTTGCAGGGTCCAGGACATAGGCGTTTTCGGTCGCGTTCTTGGGGGCGGACACCCTGGTAATTCCAAGTTTTCTAATGTACGAACCCCACTGGGACATTATCTCCTTCCGCTCTTTCTTCGGCACGCTGAACGAAGAAATGACCGACGGCGTGCGGCGGCCGATGTGCCAAATCGGAGGAACCGGCCCGAACAAATTCAAGGAAGCCTCGGACTGACAGAGGATTGAATGGAACTTTTCTTCGAGTAAATCCTTGATTTTAGCATCCATCAGTCCCGCCCCATTATCTCGGCCTTTATACCAAGTTTAAAAAGTTGCTCCAGTCTGACCTGGGGTTTCTCATCGTCCAAAGACAAGAAACTCCTGCCTTCGGAACTGTAGGGGGTGCAGTCGTCAAAGCCGTTTTCAAAAAGAAAATTCGCCAAATCAGCATCAATTTCTTTTATTTCAGTCAGCAAAAAAGTCACTTCCATTTTAATCCCACATGCCCCTGAGGTACTTGCCGAACAAACACATCCCGTTCTGAATCCTGTCGTGGTGTGCCTTGTATGCGTCGTGATCAAAATCAATTCTTTCCATTGATTCTCGGAAGGAAAGTCCCTTTTCATTGCTGGGCTTGGCGGGGTCTTTGTCCTTGGAGAACTGAAGTTCGGATTCCTCGTCCAAAATCTGCCTGAAGCACCAGATGATTTCGTCAAGAACCCAGTCCCAACGATGAAAATGGTTGTTGTCAGGGTTTCCAGTATTGATCTCTTCTTCGGTCAGCGGCGGGGCGCTGGTGCTTTTCAAATGTTCTGGAACATCCTCGTCGTCAACATGGGGGGCGCCGTGCGTCTTCTCCTTGAGCCGATGGAGCAAGGGAACCACGATCATGGCAAGCGTGTGATCCACGCCCCACACATCGTAGTCGTCTATGCGAATCTTTACGGTACGCTTCCTGCGGGCGTGGATCCACTCGCAGAACTCCTGAAAGCGGGTATTGTTGAGCCACTCGCCGACCCTCTTGCAACGCCTCTTGGAGACCCCAACATATCGCAGAATATCTGCGATCTGATACGGACCCCACCAGTTCTTGTATGGGCCTATGTACACCCTCATCCGAACCTCGCTAATTCAAAGCCAAAGCCAAAGAGCCTGAAATTCACGCCATAGCCCCAGTCGTAAGTATAGAAGTAAAGCTCGGTCGTCAAGTCAAGGCTGAATCCGTACCTATGTGTGTCATCCGAGTAATCCCTCGGGGGGTTGCTCGGCCCGTCATAGACCACGAGATCAAAGGGGTGGAAGAATTGGATTTTTGTTTTCATGGAATATAACCGAGAGCCAATATTCTGACCGCCACATCCTTGGGAATCTCTATGAACCGTGAATTGACCACCGGGTCGCTGTAGTCGCGGACATACATCCTACCATCTTCTGGATTGCGGACATAGGCCATCTTGCAGCCGAGTCTGCGCACGTGGGCAGACCATGCGTTCCACATCTCCTGCTCGCCGAAGGAGATGTGGGTCGTGGATGAGTCGTTGTCAACAAAGTGTTCGGAAGCCGGAAAAGTGCGGGAATTCCTTGATTTGAATTCCAGCGAGAATTTCTTGAACCTCTCCATGAACATCTCAAAGAGACGATCTTCTAGGAGTTCGGTCTGCCCGGACATTGACGGGCTTGAACATTTTTTTGACATGGCTCTTGTTGACCTTCGTGGGATTCCTGCTTTGCCAGTTGAGGCCGAACTTATCGGGACTCAAGTTGATGCCATGGTAAAGGACATACAGCCTGTTGGTTCTCTTGTCCCTGCAGGGGCGCTCCCAGAGGATGAGGCCGAGTTCGCCCTTCCGGCAGGTCGCGAAGTCTCCGATCCCGATTTTTGTCACTTGTTCCACTCCCTCTTTTTGCTCATATAGTCAATTGTATTTTTGAGGATGTAGTACAGCTCGTGCGATACGTGGAACCTTCCTACATTTATGTCAAGGGATTTTTCAATGCTGCCGTCTTCGTGTCGCTCGGTTGCGGCCTTCCAATCAACTAGCATCTCCAGAAGGTCAAAAAGGTTCATCCCATAGATGCCATCGGGATGGTGTTCGGGGTGGTGCGAGTTGTTCTTGTAGTGATGATCCAAGGCCACCTTCAGTTCCGAAAGGTACTTGTTGTATTCCGAACTGCCGTACGTGGTTGAATTCAGCAGGGGCGTGTATTGATCAAAAAGTTCCTTTTCCGGGCTTTCCAGCTTAGATGCATCGTGTGCGGACGCCCTTTCCGCGAAGTCGGAGATGACTGCGTGGAGCAGTTCGGACACCCTTCTGATGTGGAGGAGGGTGTCCTTGGAGGAGTCGTAGTTCATGTTTTTGTGGCCTTGAGCAGAATCCTGTACTCCTTGGGATGGCCGTGGGGAGGGGCGAACGAAGCGACCGAATAACTTCCGTCCCCATGTACACAGCCGTAAACCTCGTTTCCAATCTCATCCATATGGCCTTCGCCCATGTCAACGAACCTCCGCAGTTCGTCCAAGATGCCCTTGTCGGATTTGAATCGAGGCAAATGCATTCCCCCTCTCCTCTTGAATGCGGCCTCAAGACTGCGAGGTTCGGTCACGATCAATGTCTTGCCCTTGTAGCGGCGAGTGCCCCATGGAACGGGCGCTAGTCGTTCGTGGTCTTCAAGGAGGTTTGCGGATCCGGTTTGAAAGCCAAACGCCCCCTTGAACGAGAACAGAGTCGCCAGGGGCAACAGAGCCTTGACAAATTTTCTTCTTTCCATCATTCTTTCTCCTTCGTTTTATTCAAGTTCTAGAGTGTGAGACATAATTTCGAACACGCGCTCTCTGTACGGACTTTTTGCCTCTAGTTTCTCGCTGGCTTCGTAGGCTTCCATGCGATCATAATAGGGTCCAGCCACAATCTTACGATTGTGCGTCAAATTTTCTACGATGTAATAAACTTCAAATGTTTGAGACATTATTATTCTCCTGATTTTCAAAAACCTTAGCAAATTCTCCTGCCGCATCAAAAGCCATTTTAGCAATCATGTTGAACTGTTCACAATTTTCTTTTTGTGTATTATTTTCAATTCCAGTAGGCAAATCTCTAATCCAACTGATGAAAAGAGTTTGACCAATATCAACAAATCGTTTTTCACCAAACATTAGTTATTCTCCAATTTTTCTGTCATGGTTTCCAATCCACGGAAAGAATTCCCTTATCTCTCTCCAAGTTGTAGGAGTATGCGGTCTGCATCCCGCACGGCTTCGAGTCGTTGACCAATATTCTAGGGCCGGTGGGGAGTCCGCACAACACTAGATCAAATCTGATGTTGTTCCTATTCAGGAATCCTTCTACTCGTTCTTTGTGGTCTTCGCCTCGAGCGGTCGTTATGACGACATAGTCATTATCTTTGACAACGGACGCGAAGAAGTCCTTCGTTCCGTCAAGGATATAGTCCTCGTCCCTCATGTGGCTCTTGTGGGCGACGAGAGTGCCGTCAAAGTCGAGGAACCATGTTCTGGGCTGTGTCATCAACGAATCCTCGCACGTGTGGGGGCTGGCTTTGGCTTTTCCGTACTGAACTTGGTCGCTCGGACTTTGACCCTTGATCTTCTAGGTCGGCGTTCCCAAGTTCGCGTCTTTCTGTCTAGGATTTGAGTAAGATCAACCAAAACGGAGGTTTTCTCAAAAGGAACCTTGATGTGGTATTTTATTGAGTGAACGACGCTGCGATGACCCATTTCATATTCAACTTCGGCATTGTCCACCTTCACAACCTTGTACTTGTTGCCGTTGATCTCAACCTCTTTCAGGTCGTAAATATCTTCTCCATCGACATAATATGACCAGTAGCCGTACTGCTCGTCGTATTCAAGTTTGCTTCTCATCTTACTACGTTCAACCTCTGTTCGTCGTCTGTTTTGACCAAGTAATCACCAAGACGGCAGATAATCTCCCCGTCAAAAATTGTCGTTATTCTCAATATGGGCTTGTTGTCTTCGGAGAAATCGTGGTAGACATTCTTTTGAATTGACCTCGCCCAGTTGTAGACCTGATCCTTGTTTTCTTCGGTGAATCTCATGGCTTCCACTTCGGCCTCGCCGTCAATTGTCGGAACCTTGATCTTTTCCGGAGATTTGACCGGAATGACGACGGCGCCGCGCAAGAGTTCGCACAGCCACTTCATCTGCATTTTCTCTATACACTCAGGCATCCTTGCTATCGCACTCTGCAATTCCATGGCGTAACCAAATGCGTTGTCTCCCCGAATGAAAATTCCGGGCCAATCATCTCCGAACTGCACCGGACCTGTTTCCACTCTGCCGCCTTCAATCGACGGTAGTTTGCGGACTTCATCAAGACGAGAATTCATGCGATACATGAATTCCTCGGCCGATATCTCTTTCACTGGTGTCTTCGGAGTGTAGGGCAGAGGCGCCGTACTCTGAATAATGCGATCAAGCGCCGCGGCCTCTTCTTCCGTAAGCTGATGGTCACGAAGACCCACACAGGGGTTCAATCTAGTCTGCTCTGGGTCTGTATTCTTGGCGATCTCCCTTAATTTGTGGACAAAATCCACATTCGGACTCTCGCCATAAACATGAACGAGCCTGTCGGCCAGCCAGTTCAAAAACTCATTGTCTTTAGTCATATTTCGGCTCCCACTCAACTTTCTCTACTCTACGTATCACACGAAATTTTCTCGTAAGATTATATCGTTCGTGCTGTTCGGACGCAACGCTCACGGCTTCAGCTTTTGACGAGTACATATCGCCCACGAAATAATCCTCCCAGACCTCGCCGTCATAGCTCCTTTGAACCACGAAGGTTACGGCGGGAGATGGTTCAATGGGGCTGATTAAGCGAACTTCCATTGGGCGACAGACCATTTCTCCCTTGCCGCACAGACGGCAAGCCCGACCGGCGGGCCAGTCGTCGCCGTCCTGTGTGACTTCCTTTACGGGTTCCGTTCTGTGTCCGCAATAGTTGCAATTCCAGTTCATTCCGAATCCTTCCTGATTCTCACGAAGCAATCCGACGGAATTTTATCCATCACTAGGGCTTCCTGCTCTTTTTCTTTGACCTTTATCTTGACGCCATACATTATATCGTCTTTGTTCAGTAGTCGGAACTCTGCATTCCTGATCGTCTTCCTAGACTCCCCTGTTTCCCTGTCGCAGAACTCTATGGTGTCTCGGTACTTGTACGACGGTTCGGACGGGGGATTGACCAAGAAGCCGACGAGCACTGCAATCAAGAAGCCCAAGTACAAGCAAAGGAATCCGACCTTCACTTCTCTTCCCTTTCGGCCAAGGCACCTCTGCACGGGCAGTCGGGGTGGTGCAAGAAGTAGTCCATCCTCCTGTTCATCACCCACAGGTGCCCGTCGTGGCGCATCGTGCTCATGTACCAACCGTTCTTGTTCGCCTCTTCGGGATTTTTATTTTCACGAAGGTTTTTGGCATTGTTCCTGGCGGCTTGGAGGGCGGGAACAAGCAACCCGCCCAAGCTCACAAGGATGAAGATGACAACCAGGACTTCCGTCAGTGTGAATCCTCGCTTCACTTTTGCACTTGCTCCTTCCATCCTAGGAAAATTTTAGATGCATCCAGAACAACATGTTTTTCTTCTGGGTTTTCAATGTGATGCCAGCGGTATTCGGATCTTGACTCGTCATAAGCCAAGACCCATGAGTACGGCTTGACATTTGGCGGTTTGCTCATTTGGTTTTGAAATATTCTTCGCACTTGACATGCCAATCTTCGTTAAGTCTGTCTAGTTCGTCTGCAATTATTCGCAAATCATCCGAGCTTAGGCAACTTCCTTTTTCAAGCCAAAAATAATGAAGAGCACCCGAGGGGTCTATTCCGATCATGCTTTGGCAAGCCTTGAGCACTCTTTCCTTGTGTTCTTTATTTTCACGGCTTTCCATTGTCGCTCTCTCTTATCGCATCGGCCATCATGGATTGAATCTTCGGCGGAATAGGAACCGCTTCTACTTTCAGGACTGCTCTTGGCTTGGAAACTGTGCGAGTTTCAAGTGTATTTTCTTCTGGCGGTTGAATAGCAACATTTAACACATCTACTATTTTTTGCAAATCCTCTTTTGTGCCTTCTATGCGAATACCCCGAGTATAATCATCAGTACGATAAAAATCTACATAATACCATTCTGGATTATTTTGTTGTTGATTTTTAAGTATACTATTTACTTCATCAGAGTCTTTCCATTGAAGTACCCTAATATTCCATCCTTTTTTCTTATTTAAATCCGCTATTGTTTTATACATTATTTATTCTCCATCGGGTGTTTGGTAAAATATAAGATAAGTGTTTGGTGGAAAATCATTCATTATTAGAACTTGTGGTGACGGCAAATCTGGTGTCTTGGCCACATACATATAACGATTTTTGTCTAACACTCTAAATTCTACATTATCTAATTTTTTAACAACTTCATTAGTGTCTTTATCACAAAACTCCAAAGTATCTTGAAATTTATATTCAATTTTTCCTGTGTGTTTTTTGGATAAAATGGTATTAAATTTTACCCCGAATGCTAATAGTATCATCACCGATAAAAAAAAGAAAAAAATAAATCCGAATAATTCTAGAACAAATCCTCTTTTAAACATTTTATTTCTCCTATTTAATTTCTTTCTTTTTCAAGTTTTTCCCATCTTTCCCTAAATTCTTGCATTCCGATTTCAAAGCCTTCGCTACAACAGACGGGGCTATCCCATGTGATCTGATTCTTTTCAATCAAATCCCATCTCTCCCGGCACTGGGGACATATTTTACAATGTTCTTGAGTTTTTGGATAGTCTGAAAGTTTAAGTATGGGCGGTTCTGGCAGTGTGTGTTTGAAGGGCGGCTTTGGGTCAACCAAGTTCAAAACAACAAGTGAAATCAAAGCCAAATTAACGATGAATGACAAACGCCACAATAGTCGGCAGTCTTTCATTTTTTTGCCCCCAAGGGCAAGAAGACAGATTCCAACAAGTCTAGAAACTGCCGCTTCATTTCTGCGGCTTTTTCTTCGAGGTTCTCGTCCTTTTCAAGTGCGATTTCGTGGTAGAAGTTGGCGAAGTCCTCGTTCAAGTTCTTCAGGGCTTCGTCCCGATTTGGGGAATAGCCCAGAAGGTTGAGACCTTCGTTCTCGTAGACCCAAAGGTCATCAACTTGTGTGAGGCTGAAGGGGGCCGGCCTGCTGAGGATGAAAACTTGCCCTTCGTGCTCAAATCTTGAAATTTCAACAATCACAATATAGTTCTCCAAATTCTACGGGATGTAACCCAAAACAAGAACCCTCTCGGCAAAATCTCTCGGCACCAAAACCCACGATCCTCTTGCGATATTCGTTCTGTAGGAGTCAATACAGATGTAGTCTTCCGGACTCTTGTTGTTGAACTCTTCGGCCATGTGGGACTCAAGAACCAATATGCACCCGTGCTTATTCAACAGACTCTTCCAAGCCAGAATTCTTGATTCTCGGTTGGAAGGCTTGTCGGAGCAGATTTCATCCAACTTGGAAATGAATATATCATGCAGTTTGATGTGGTTTATTATTTGCATGGCTTGTGAGTCGGTTTGAATTGAAAATTTCAAACGGGAGTCCCGCTCTTCAGTCTATAGATCATTTCCTCTAGAGGCTTTAAGTCACCATCCTTTATGAGTTCAATCGGCTTTTTGTTGTTGAACTTTGCATTGGGCGTTTCTAGCCAAGTGTCCACGACCTTTTCTTCAACCAACTCGCACAGCATCGTTCGTATTCTTTCAAGATCGGTCATGGGCTTCCTCTTTTGGTTATTGGTCGCGTGCAATTCCGATGGCCAAGTTTTGGTTCCATCGTGACCCATGTAGTTCAACTTGTCTTCATCAACCCGATACAAGCTGTCTCCGACATATTTCCCTTCAGACCAAGTGAGAATTCTTACAATCGTTTCTCCGTGGTGCGGAGCAAAAGTCTTGCCGTGAAATGGTCCGCCAAAACAGGTTTTGTATATTTTAGAATGAAAGTTCAATCCCGCTCCCTTCCAAACCTGTACCCCTCGTACTGAATGTAACTACCCATACCCATGCAGCCGGGGCAGGCGGCCTTGTCAATCTTCGAGCCACGCTCCTCGTACTTGTCCATGATCTCCTTGTACTTATTCCTGTCCACCTCGCAAGGAGACCCGTCTGGAAAATTCTTGCAGGCCTCGCAGTTTCTGGAGTGCCCGTTGAACCAGATGGAGTACGCGGCCTTCGCCATGAGCAGGTTGACGTCCTGCTCCGTCTCGCCTGTGCCGCCGCAGGTCTTGCAGACTACCTCCACGCCCTTCTTCTTCTCGGGTTCGGGCTTCGGAGCCTGGCTTCTGCGGTAGATGCCCAGACCTGCGACAAGAGCCGCAGCTCCCAAGACCATCAATAAATGTCCGATGTAGTCTTTCATTATTTCTCCAGAACAAAAGTCCTTCTGCCCTTGTGGCCCGGCCAGCCGACCGCCGTTGACTCCCCATCTCTAGAAATTATATAGAGCGTCTGGCCGAATCCGGCGGGCGTAAGGCGGAAAATCTTGCAACCTTCCAGGCTCTCCGGAATCAGATAGGCGCCCGTCACATCAACTGTCTTCTGATTCCTGCCCGAGTATGAATTTTCTAAATCGCGCAGGAGAACCACCAAGGTGCCGATGATGATTATCGCGACAACGCTCAAGAAAAAATAATCAGACCTTCGCATTATGTCCCCCCCCTCAAATCCTTGGCATAAAGCCCGTAGTCAACCCACTGATCCACGCCGACCTTGTTGATGAAGTCTACAAGGATGGCATCCACCAACTTCTGATCCATACTACACTCTCCACCGAGATCGTTCATGTGAGCGTTGCGGATCAAGGATTCTTTGCATCCGAGGCGGTATTCCTTGGCGACCCGTTCAAGATACTGCAAAAGCTGAAGTTTGGTCATTTTTGAAGAGTCCTTTCGGCCTTGATTATAGTCTATTTTTTCAAACAGTAAATCCATTAAATTTGATGGCATTCCTTTTCATTTGACGGAAAAGGCTAATTTTGGCTATGGCGCGGCAATTGCATTAAATTCAAATCATGAAAAAAACAAAAAATGCAAGAGACGCGGCGGGAGTCGCTGTTGATTCAATAAAGGAAAAAAGAAGAAGACGTAGGCAGTACGGAGAAAAGAAAAAGAAGTCCGAATCATGGCTCGGTGCCGTTCTCCGCAAATTCAATCCCTCCCCAAAAACTTCTTGAACAGCCATCTCCTCCATGGCTCCTTGGGTGGCGATTCCGACTCCCAGAAGGTTCCGTCATCCTTCATTGCCGCAGCCAAGGGACCGTACTTAAGACCCAGGCTTATCCTCTTCTGTTCTCTTTCGGTCAGTTCAAACGAATGTATTTTAATGATGCCGTCGTGGATCAGTTCGGTCTTCCTCGACTCATTCCTGAATTCCATGTGCGGGGCGATGTCGTTGTCGAATATCTGACCCATCCTAGACCGCAGGGCCTTGCGTTCCTCGTCGGTCATGCCCGTGCCGAAACCGTTCTTGTTCAGCCCGTAGTCGTGACGCCATGTAAGGCACATGGACTCTATGATTTGCTCTCTTGTCTTCATCAAAACTTCTTCAGCATGCCGTTGACCACGCAACCCACCAAAAGCCCCGCGAACACCGCTGGAGCGTTGCGGAGAACCTTCTCCCAGCCGGGAGGGTTGCCCCTAGACGCCATCACGCCGCGCACGACTTCAGAAGAAAGCCCGGGACTGTCCTCCGCAATCAGGAATCCCACCGCATCGCCTATGGCGTCCACGAGCGAATGCGGATGGACGCACCCGCCCTCGCAGTGAGTCCAGGCATGCTGTAGGTTGTGGGCTGATGTGCCGGAAATGATCCCGGAAACTTCCTCGCATATCTTCATGGCCTTGGCAATTTTGGACTTGGCTCCCCTGACCTTTTCAATGTCCTTCAGGAGCAGGCCGTCAAGGACGACCTCCCCTATCTTCTTTGAGCCTCCGAAGAAGAACTTGACTCTCCATTCGGGAGACTTTTTGACAAATGAATTGCCGAGTTCGAACCGGACGCCGCTCTTGAACCTGAGATGGGGGATTGCCGAGCGGAACCGCCTTTGTGCCGAATAGGAGCATCCAGGCTTGTCGGGCTTCGTCTTCGCGGGAGCCTCCGACGGAGCGGAAAAAACCGATATGGCGGAAGAGGGGTCGGGAAGGTCCGAAACAGAAGTGCCTAGCATCGCTTGGGCTATGTAGAAGGAAAGAAGAGGAGGCACCGCGTTTCCAACCATCTTCAGCTTCTGCGAATGGCTGTCCCCGTAGAACTGATAGTTCACGGGAAAGGACTGCAGACACGCCCGCTCCCGCACCGTCAGCCTTCGGAAACCCTTATCCGTACGTACCACGATGCTTTCACGCGAAACTCTGGTACATGTCGCCGTCACCGTCCTAGAGGGCTTACGCGGGTCGTCAGGAAAGGACATGTTGTTGTAAACCGGATGGAAAGTCTTCATCTCGCGATTTATCCTCTCCTCCTCGGACGAAAGGATGTCTTCCTCTTCATGGTCGAACAAGCCGGATGCCGGAACGGAAATCCCATAGACCGGGTCGCGGATCGGATCGGAGGAAAGGGAGGAGACCACATCACCAAGGGTGCGGTTTGGAAGGCAGTCCCGGTAGGAGAAAAGAAGATCAAAGTTGAAGTTGCCCGCTATGCATCTCTGCCTTCTCTGGGGAATGCCCCATTCAGAGGAGTCCAAAACCATGATCCTCGGATTCAGCCCCGCAAATCTGTGGAGGACTCCTCCTTGGCACAGCTCCCTCTCCATGATTGCCGCAAGGCGTGGGACGTTCTCCATGGCCCAGAAACGAGGTTTTACGACGTCCACGATCTCAAGGAACTTCTCCACATCCTTGAGTCCTTCATATATGTTGCCCTTCCCTCCCCTGTTCGCCAGGGAGAAATGGGTACAAGGAGGGCTCCCGACGACCAAGTCCACCTTTGGAACCGAGGAGGGAGAAAGTTGCCTTATGTCAAGGCATTCAGTCTTATGACGGTTGTTGTTGAAATTTGTGTCGTTGGCCTTGTTCCACCACTCGTACGAGGAGACCACGTCTATTCCAGCCATCCTCAGGCCAAGCGACCACCCACCCACTCCAGAATAAAGATCTATCGCAGTGGTCATCAGCCCTCTTTCTTTCCAGCGGGGATATATCCGTCCTTCTCCGCCTGCTCTTCGCACAAAGTTCTGTACCAGAATCCCTTTCTGCACATGCCTCCGGGATTCCCCGTGACCTCACAGGTGAGGGCACTCATGTTCTCGGCCATCCTTATGACGCCGGCAATATACTCGTCGTGGCCGTTGTCATAGACCCTGAGCGTGCCGAACTTCTCTTTTATCTGGACAAACTCGTATTCGGGACGCGGATTCTGCCTTTTCAGGTGATTCTCTATGGCATGGCACATGGCTCGGATTATGCTGAACCAGCCGTCATCGTGTTCACAGCCGTAGCACATCAGAGATTCCGTGTTTGGCTTAGATCTTCCCCTGAACAGATCGGGGAAATCGCTCGTCAGTTTGCTCTCGAGTTCGGGACTCATTCTTTCCACTCCTTTTCAAGTCTGTCGAGGGTGAACCTCACGGTGGCGTCGTCGTAGAAACAGTCGTCATCCGTGCCAGTGATTTCCCTGTACTTCTCTATCCAGACCTCGCCGAGGACAATCATGAGCGACTGTCCATATCTCAACTCCCTGTGCGTGCTGTGCAATGAATCGACCTTCGATACGAATTCCTCAAATGTCATATTGACTTTTCCTTGAAAACTCGGGCTTGAAAAAATCTCGGGAGCAAGTTCTGAGGCCCGCTTCATCTCGTATTCCAAGGGGTAGTGCCTGAGAACAGAAAGGGCTCGCTTCCTCACTTCCCTGGGGATTCTCGGGGTCTTCTTGGAATCAATAAGGTCGCCCAAGAAGTCCCTCGCGAACTTGACCGCCCTGAACCTTTCGTATGGAAGTGTCATTCCAGGATTCTAATAAAAATCTCTAATCAAGTCAATTCATTCCTTCAGGAGGAAGTCGTTGTTTATAGCCTTGAAACTTATTCTGCCGCAGAGACTCCGGATCACGATGCCCTCCCTGTCCTGCCCCGGTTTTGCAGAAGGAAAATGATCTGTGTACTTTCCTTTTGCGAGATCAAGGAGTTCCGCCTGGGAATGTGAAAAGGACTCGCCCCGCTCGAGGATCGGAACGAAGTTGAGTCCGAATTCGGAGGCGATCCCGAGAGCGGCATCCAAATCAAGCCTTCCCGCGTCCATGTCAACAACGTTAAACACAAACAAGTCTGGGAACTTGAGGCCGAGAGGGTTCTTCTGTATGCCGGGACCCGCGATCTCGCCCTGTATCGCAAGCCTCTGTCCCGTACGCGTGGTGTGATCCCTGAGTCTCTGCTCTATGCCGTACATCTCGCTGATCTTCCAGAAGGAGTGGGTGTCCGTCCTCTTGTAGCTGTAGTTCCTTCCGCAGACGTGGTACTCCCCGTCCGATACCATGAAACTGGAGCTCGTGCCGTCAATCTTGAGAGTTATGTAATAAGGATTGCCCGTCAGACGAGATATGAACCCGTATTCATCGTCCTGCTGTACTCTGATCTCATCGGTCTTCTCTATGGGCCAGCTGAAACTCCTCGCGTCTCCCTGTATCTGTGCAGGTATCGGAGGCTCGTACTTCTCGACTCCGAGAATATCCGTCGCATCAAAGCCGATTTCCCGTCCGGCCAGTTCGGGGAAAAGGGCAATCGGAAGAGCAAGTCCCTGACTTATTTGCCCCCTGAGGCGAACGGTGCGGAGACGATATCTGCCGAGGTCTTCCTTCCAACAAGACTTCTTGAGGAATTCAAAGACAGGCTCGTCCGGAAGAAGACTGTCGATCTCGAAATAAATACATTCGTCGCCGGGAACGAACTCGCCCACCTTGGAGACGCACTCCCAGCCGAGAACGCCGACGCACTCTATGGCGTCCGCCCCGGCGATGGGGCGTACGAATTTCACCTTTTGCACAGAAGCGAGCTTCCTCACAACCCCTCTCCCTTCCATATCAGGTCGTCCCTCAGCATTTCTTGTTCCTTGGCATCTCCGAGACCCGCATAATGCGATACGTAAGAGGTCTTCAGGTAATCTGCGCACCGGTTGCAAGGCATCTGATTGAAGCAGACAGGCAGATGAAAGGTTTTAATTCCGCTCTTGAGTATTAGATAGCTCAATAGGGTCTGTTCGGAACAAGTCCAGCCTTCGTAGCGGTAGAGCCTCTCAACCAGTTCTTCGGGAAGGGAGCCGTGAAGATCCATGGCCTGCCTGTTGTAGACCACGACTCCAATGTTATAGTACCGGAGGGGTCGCTCAAAAGAAAAACCCCCCGATATAGGAGAAGGATCAAATCCGCAGTAATCTATGAGATGAGCGTAGACCTTGTGCCTAGCCTCTATCTGATCCAAGTCGGATTTTTGAGGTCGGTGAAATGATGATCCTTCGTCGTATATCCCCAAGGAGTCCGCAGGAACTATGGAGAAGAGATCGGGAGCGTCGTTCCTCAGGAGAATGTCCACGTCAAGAACGATGCAACGGTCGTAGGGAAGGCCCGCGACATGAAAGAACTTGTCCATAAAGACATTGGAGGATCCGTCCATGTTGACTTCCACCATCTCCGCTCCGATCCTCGAGGCGTACCTCCTGAATCTCGGCAGAACCACGTCCAGAAAGCCGTACTTGGCCTGATAGAACGTGACAAGCGCTTTTTTCATTTAACAGGCATTCGTGCGAAGAAACTACTTCTTTGCGGAGAGCTGCGCCTTCTTCCATTCCTCCCACTTCGCACTCGCGGAGGCGACCTTGTTCTCAAGTTCCTTCTTCTTGGACTTGTAGTCCTCAAAGTGCTTCTTGAACTCCTCCTCTAAAACCTTCTTCTCCTCGTGGACCGCGGATACAGCCTGGGAGAATGCCACGAACTCGTCCGTCAAAAGCAACTCATGCTCGGTCATTTCATTTCCTTTCTCTTCTTGTAAGCGACCATTATGAATGTACCAAAAAACGCCCCGGAAGCCAAGGGGATCAGGTACAGAATATTCTGAGAGTATGAGACAACCCCGTAGGCCAAAAGACTGTAGATGACGCTCGTGGTGGCCGCAGCCCTGAACGGCCGGCGTTCCTCGACGCACATTATGTAATAGGCATACAGCATGTCTATTACAACATATGTCATGAATATGAGGAGGGCCGTGATCCACGAAAATGCGTTCACTTGCGCTTCCTTCCCGATCTGGTCTTGGCCACGGTCTCAAATCCCTTCTCGCCAAGGATGCCGTCCGCAAACCCGTAGTAGACCGCCTCGTCGGGCATCAGGTACCAGTCGCCGTTCTGCTTTATCTTCTGATCTATGAAGGTCATCGCCTTTCTGAGACTATATTTCCTCTCCTTGAAATACTTGCCCATTATGGCTCTCTCCGCGAATATTTCCAGCATCTTCTTGCAGTACTTCTCGTTCTGGTCCACTGCGCTCTTCACAGCCATCGTGTTGTCGTCAAGGGCTATGGAGCCGTGGTGTATCATGATCTCGCAGTCGGGCATGAGAACCCTCTTGTCGGCGGCCTGGAAGACTATCCCGCTCATGCTGCTGGCCTGGGCGTATCCCATGATTGTGATCGGGGCCTTAGAAAGCCTGATTGAATTGAATATCGCCATCCCGTCGCTCCAGTTACCCCCTATGGTGTGCATGTGGATGAGGATGTTCTGGCTGTTCTGAAGTTCCAGGATATGCAGATTCTTTATGAATGAGGTGGCCATCCTGTAGTCCACCCCGGGCTCCTCATCAGCATCCACGTAGCCGTGCAGGTATATCTCCCTCGTAAGATGGTTTATGTGGTGGTTGTGGATTTCGCTTATAAGCTGCTCCACCGATACGCTTTTCTTGGTGGGATTCATTGATGACACGGTGTAATTGAGCTCGGACAGACACCGTATTTAGACCCCCCAGAGGGCAAAAAAGAAGGCGGAAATGCGTTTGGAAAAATAGGAAAAATGCCCAAAAATAGGGATTTTCTAGCCCTCGTAGTCCTCCCTAGGCACCATGTCAACAATGCACTCGTCCGTCTTGCACCTGTAGATGAGCTCCCTGCCCTCCTTGTTCTTGGTCGCAAGGCATACGTCGTTCTTCCAGAGCCTCCTCAGGGACTCCAGAACCGGCCCAACATAGGCCTCGTGGAGGGGTCTGCCGTGCCAGTTGTGCTGGAGGAACAGGATTCCCTTTCCCCTGTGATTTGGGTCTACGAGCCTTATCTCGGGCAGGCCGCCGTTCATGTATCGGGATACGAGCTTTGCCTTTATCCTGTGGGGGTCTTTGCTCTCGATCTTATACTCGCCGTTGGGATACTTCTTCCACTCGAAGAACTCGTACTTTTCGCAGAACTCGGGGGTGAAGAATTCCATGATGAACGTGACGTCGTTGTACAGCTTCCTCACCTCAAAAACCTTCTCCTTGCCCAGTCCCAGATTCTTGTCCCACTTCTCCTTCTCCCTTATGTCCGAGCATTCCTCCCAATCCCTGCCGAACATGCCCTTATTCCACCGCTCCTCTATGTCGCAAAGAAGATTAAATCCGAGCTTGTAGGGGTTCATGCTGTATTTGCCCCCTAGAACCCCCATTTTGTGCTTGGCATACTCTATTATGCCCGCACTGTCGTGATCTTGACCAAGTCCACTGAGTCCCTGTTTTGCAATTATGTGGTAGTCAACCCAGCTGGCATGTCCCTCATTGATTGTCTTAGTCATCCTCTGTGGTGCGAAGTACATGCTTTCCTCATAGAGCATGGAGACGATGTCGCTCTCCCATGTCTTGAGCGGAGCGTTGTCCCTGATGAACCCCATGATGTCCTTGGTGGACCCCACGAACAGATCGAGGTATTCGGCAGCCTCCATCTTCTCTATCTTCTTCTGCTGCTCCCTTATCCACTCCTCGGTGTTGAGGTAGCATTCCATGTAGTCGTGGCCTTCCTCCACCCTGAAGCGGCTCGGGTGCCTGTACTTCCTGTCGTCCCTCGGGATGCTGTTCTTGTACCTCTTGGGTTCCCAGGCTTTGGCTGGGTCTATGAGGGTCTCTATCCTGAGGACATGGTCTATGAACTCCGTGACCCTCTCCTTGCCCCATCTGCTCATGTACCTTCTTATCCGCGTGCCGTGGTTCGCCAGCTCGTTCATCATGTTCTGGCTGGTCTGTGCGAAGTAGATGTTGTTCTTGAAGAAGTCCGCATGGCCGAGGGCGTGGGCTACTACGGTCACATTGTCAAGGAGCGTGTTTGAGTCAAGGCAATATAGGTATACGGGCGTACAGTTCGTAACCATTTCATAAATCCGATGCATTCCGTGCATATATCCGCGCTGGAGTTCCTCGTACTCCATGCCCCACTTCCAGTGGGGGTACCTGACGGGAAAGCCGCCGTAGGCGGCGATCTCACTGATCTCGTCGTAGGTCAGCATCTCCACTACGGTGGGCGGGAAGTCACAGCCGAACTCGCTGACCTTCCTGAATATCTCGGGAAGGAGCCTCTTGAGCTCCTCGGGCATGGGTACGCCGGGAATCGTCTTGTCGCCCATGAGGACGGGCGAACCGAGCATGAATTTATTCTGGTTCATATTCAACCGAGCGTGTTAGCCCAGTAGTTCTCCTTCTTCGATCCCCTTCCGAGCAGTTCTATTATAGAGTTCTTTATCTGGACGTCCCGGTCATCCTCTGACATCTGCCTTGCGGATGATCCGACCTGTGTGGTCTTCAAGTTTCTGTTCTTGCACTTCTCATCCACATGTTGTTTGAGGCTGTTCTCATACTGCCAAGGCAGTATCTGAGTTATTCCCACCATGTTGACGACATTGCCATTGAAATCCTTTTCTAGAACGTCGCAAAAGACCTCGTTGTCGTTATCCCAATTCTCCCCGTCTGTGAAGTAAAAGAGATAGATGTTCCACTTGATCGGGTTGTACCTGTTTTCGAACATCTTGGAGATAAGCTTAAGGGCGGTTGAACATGTTGTTCCGCCGCCGTACCTGTACTTGTAGAATTTCTTCTCGTCCACCTCCTTAGCGACGGTGTCGTGCCACACATAAACCCGCTCAACCTTGTCGTAGAACTTTCTGATCCAAGTGTCTATCCACCAACTCATGTCGCTGACGATGTCGCACTTGTATTGGTCCATGCTGGCCGATCCGTCTCGGGCGAAGAATATGACCGCGTTGCTGGACGGTATCTTTATCTCGCTGAACTGGCGATAGCGCTTGTCGCTGTTGATGGGCGTTATGAGCCTGACTGGGTTGGCAAATCCCGGTATCTGATGCAGCTTGTGTATTGATCCGTCCGAACACTGCCTCTTCAGGGCCTGCTTCAGGGTTCTGGCGTTGTGCCGAAGGCTTTCCGGTCCGACCAGCGATATGTTGTTGTACTTCTTTATAATCTGCTCATAGGTGTCGCCGGGCTTGGGCTTCATGTCGGGGAGTTCGAGTTCCTCCTGCATGAACTTGAGAACTTCCTCGAGGTCCACGGCTATATCCATGCCGTCTCCCGCGTCCTGTCCTGCCTTGTTGCCCTTGCCGTCGCCCTTCTGGGGGTCTTTTCCTATGACATCCCCCTTCTCGCCCTGACCCCGTCCTACGCCGTCGTCGCTCTCGCCGTAGACGATGTGGGGGATGTCTATCTTGGGTATTGTGACGACGATCTTCCCGTTCTTGCCTCTGTTTCGGAAGATCGTGCCATTCTTTATGTACTTCTTGAGTTCCTTGCGCCTTATGCCGCCATAGACGTCCTGGAAGTCCTTGTGGTCAGAGTCAATCCTGCGGGGCACGGTTCCTCCAGATTAGTCCTCGGATACGTCGCCGCGGGCGAAGATGGAGCTTATGTACTCCAGAACGTCGGTGGCGCTCTGCTCGTTGTAGCCGTACTGGCTTATGAGCCTCTTCTTCACTGCATCAATCTTCTCCTGGATTTCCTTGTCCACGACTGTCGCGCCCTTGATGTTGAGGGCCGAAAGCTTGATGTGATCCTTGGTGTCCTCGAAGAGCTTGGCCTCAAGAGCCTTCTTCAGCTGGGGGTTTGAGTCCCACTTGAACTGCTTGCCGCTGTGCGCCAGGTGTCCGATGAATCCCGCTAGCATCCTGCGGAAGTCGTCGGCTCCGACCTCGGGGATGTCTATCTTCTCCTCTATGGATCGCATGAGCCTCTCATCCGGCTCCTGATCCTGTTCGGTGAAGGGGTTCTTGATCTTCGTGCCGTTGATGTAGGCCATCACGTTGTCTATGTAATTGCCGCAGAGTCTCTCTATTGCGTGCTCATCGCCAACAAGAGCCTTCTGCACCTCGGTCTTCAAAATTTCATCAAGTTCCTTCTTGGCGAGGTCTATGCACGCGACATATCTTGACTTGTCCTCCTGGTTGTTCAGGAGCGACTGATGGTCTATTCCCGCCTTGAGCTCATTGAGAACCATGAAGAAGTTGATATAGTCGTAGTGAGAACTTAGGCAGTTGCTGATCTTGTCCTGAGTGTAACGGCAACTGATGCCGATCATGCCCTCGTCCGGATACTTGTCCCTCATCTCCTTGACGCTGTCCTCAGTCCATCCGGGGAGACTCCTTCCGTCGTAGAGCTTGGCCTTCTCCACGAGGCTTATCTTGCCGTCCTTGTCGTCCTGAAGCCTTGTGAGGACCGACCAGAGAGCGGCGATCTCAAGCGTGTGCGGGGCTATGTGCTGCTTGATCCTGTCACCCGAATACTGGTTCTCCAGGACCTTCAACTCGTCGCTCCACCTCAGAAGATAAGGGACGTCTATCTTGACAGTCCTGTCCCTGAGAGCCTCCATGGTCTGGTCGCTCTTCAGCCTGATAAACTCCGGGGAGTTTGTGTGGCCGACGAGAACCGTGTCCACCGCAACCTGCGGGAACTTCTTGGGCTTTATCTGCTTCTCCTGCGACGCGCCTAGGAGGTCGTAGAGGAACTCCTTGGCGAGCTTGAGAACCTCAATGAACTCCACGAGGCCCCTGTTGCCCACGCAGAATTCGCCGTCAAAGTTGAAGGAGTTGTGGCTCACGAACCCGTCTGCCCAATAGGCGTTGGTCTCGGGAACGTACAGGTCAAAAACCTCCTTCCTTCCGCAAGAGATCACCTCTTGGACGGGCATCCAAACATGGTTGGCATCCTGTATTTCCTTCAATCTAATATAATCCAAATCCTCCTTGTCAAAGGCAAAGTCCGACAAGAAGTCATTCAGGGTCTCGTAGGAAACATTCTTCTTTCTAGAGTCAAACAGATTGCCGCCGTACCTTTTCTTTAGCCTGTTCTTGATTTCCGAATCGTTCGGGAGCTTGGCCATGAACTTTTTGTATATGGCGACCATCAGCGGCTTTATGTTCGGAAGAATATCGGCATTCGGGGCGGACTTGAGTTCTGCCAACTGACCCGTTGTGAATCTTCCCTTCAGCTGAGGTATGAGTTCACACAGCAGATTGACATTCTTTCCGTACACGAGCACGGAATACATATCTGAGACAGCTTTTTGAAGCGATGAGACAATCCCAAACGACAGCAGCAACCTTTGGACTTGAGAAGCAAGTTCAAAGGAATTGGTGCAGAAAAATGCAGTATTAGATCCATGATTGCTTCTTATATTGCCGTCCGTCTCCCAAAGACCTCTCAAGCAAGCGACTATCGTCTCCTTTGTAGACTTTAGGATGCAGTCCGGTATTTTCTTGGTGGACGACTTTCCTCTCAAGCCCGCCGACTTGTGGAGCCACTCTACAAGTTTCCTGCTACTTATCCTCAATACAGTTGTATTGTTGTGAGGAGTTTCATTGAATTCCAGAGAAAAATTCTCTTTGAACATCCTTTTGAAAGACTCAAGGCGATCTGGTTCTTTTTGCGTCCATCCGAATTCATAATGTGCATTTTCCTTATTTATGGAATAGTGGCCGTCCCCGATCCACAATCCGAAGAAGTATCCCAATTCTGGTGTTATCTTGGTCGGGAAGGTGGGCTTGTTTCTCTCATTTCCGTATTCCTTAAATTCTATAGGATTGAGTTCCGCATCCTTGTCGCTGAATGTTGAACATCCCCTGCCGAGTGCGACATAGTCCCCAGTCTCAAGGTCATTGACCTTTTTCCATTTGATGCCATCCTCGGTCAGCGTCAGAAGTTTGTGGTTGCCTGTGGATGTTATTGAATATCCGAACTTGGTAATAACCTTGTGGACATCCTTCATTCCGCCGAAATAGACATTGACCGCGTCAGTCTCGCCACCCAAACTGCTGACCTTGGCGCTGAGGGGCAGGAACATTTCAGGTTCTGCCGTTTGTCCGTCAAGAAGTTCGGAAATTCTCACAAATCCCCGGTCGGTGGAAATCAAGGTGTCTCCGGTCACACACCTGGCGTCGGAATCCGACCCGAAGTGAGGAAGCTTCCCCCAATTTATATCCCCCGTCAGTTCGGTGCTGTCCTGGTTCTTCTCGTCCTTCGGCTGGAAGGTGGCGATGCCACAGCGATCTGCCTCGCTGTGGGTCTTTCTGACGACTCTGATGTGGTTCTCCACAACCTTACCCCAGTCGCCCTCGTATCGAGAGAGAAGTTCTTGCATGAACTTCTTTGACCTGGGGTCAAGTTCGCCCTCCACCGAAAGTCTGTAGAGGGATGTCCGCTCCTTCTCGGGGGTCATTTCCACAAGAATCTTGTTAAGTTCATCCACCACTTCCTTCCTCATGTCGGGCGGGAGGAGCTTGAGGGGATCCTCGTGCATGGGAGACTCGTCCTCCGCCTGCGTGTAGATGCCGTAATCCTTGCCCGTGGGGAGATTCACCCACTTGAATGTGTACCATGCTCCCTCGTCTGTGAGCGAGTACTTCTCAAGCCCCTTCTTTATGCAACGAAGGATGGTGGATTTGGAGCTTCCCACCGGACCGTGGAGGAGGAGGAACCTTCGTTCAGGGCCGTAACCGCCTGCCGCTCCCTTGAAGAACTGGACTATCTGGTGTAGCGTCTCATCAAGGCCGAAGATGGGAGTGTCTGAATCATCGAAGAACTTGTAGCGGATGTAAGTCCTTCTGTATCTCTCTATCTTTGAAGTTCCCTTGCTCGTGATCATGTCGTAGAGGTACTGGTACGCAGTCCTCGCGAGCCTCGGATTCTTGTAGACGAGGTCGATGTACTCCGAGAAGGACATTCCCTCGTTCAGTTTCTTGAAATTTTCCTTGTCAAACTTGGCGGAGATTTTATTGAGCATGTCGCCCATGTCAGGTTCCTTTCCGTGGTCGCCCTTTTACATTTAGACTAGTATGACAAAAGTCAAAACAAAAATCAAGCTCATTTCACTTCGCCGAAGTGCTTTCCGCTGGATATGTCGTCTATCTTTCTGTATGGTTCGGCTCCGACCTTGGAGGCTCTTGCCGCCGCCGCCCGCTGGTCCCGCGGCCCTCCCGGCTTATCCATGTTGTACTTGAACCTGTAGTCGTGACCCTTGGATTCGCTGTTCCACCTGTCGGTTCCGACGGGATTTGTGAACTTTACGGAGGGGCATCCGAATATCTCCTCCTTCTTCTTTGAGTTGCAAGAGGGACAAGCGGCCTTTTTTACGGACTCGTCCTTGTCGGAGATCTTGCACCACACGTCATACACCTCCTCGCACTTCAAACACTGCATCTCATATCTGGGCATCGTCCATTCCTTCCGTTAGTTTTCTAAGATCTAAAAACACCTTGCTCACCATAGAAGTCTTCCTTTCCACGCTGAAAAACCTCCAAAAAATACTTCTTTCGCACATCCTCAAAGAACACTCCAGGAGGTACTGGTCCGGGCTGTCTAGCCTGGCCATGGATATGAACTCGGATGGGTCGGGCATCATGAACCTTGGGTCATCCAGATCCTCGTCTTCGTCCTCGTCGCCGTCTTCATTTCCGAAATAGAATCTTTTCATTGCCCTCCCGCGTGCAGGTAAAGGTTGTGACACTGCTCCCAGACATTCAGGATGGCCATCTCGTTGACGGTCAAGCTGCCGGTTCCAAACCTTTTCAGCGCGCTGAAGAAGGGAACCTTGCTGTTATTTATCCAGTCATCCACAACAAAATTGCCACATCCCTGGGAATAATCAACGAAACAAGTTTGCGTTTCACCTTTAGATGAGGATATAGACACATCCCCGTCAAAGTCCCTGACCGCCATGACGGTGGGGGGTATCTTGAAACCCGTCCCGGAAAGCACTATTGCAACCCCAAGTCGCCTTGCCCAGCCGAATAGGTGGCAGTGACGGCATTCTATTGAAATCTTGGAGTCAGGCAGTCTTTTGCTCAAGGAGTACCACGAGGCGAATGCCATCCAGTCATGGCAAGGAAGGCACTCGCACACTATCGTGATATTTGATAAATCTTTGTCCACACATCAAATAGAGCTCTTCCACGGCCTTATTTTCGTTTTTATGCGGGGAACAAAAGGCTTTGCGGGTTTCACAGACATCCTGAACGTCATTCCGCTCTGGGCCTGACCCCCCGCATTAAGGCCCGTAGATGTGAACTTGGTGCCAGAACCACGGCCACCCTCGCTCACGAGCCACTCGCGGAAGTTCATAGGGAAGAAAGACTCTTCTTTATGGAGTCCCTCATGCCGGCGAGTTTTGCCGCGTCCTCAAGGCCGGTGGATGCGTTATTGATCTCTCCGTTTATGATCGTGTCCACCTGCTTGGATGCCTGCTTGGTGTTTCCTTTGAGAAACAGACCCTTGATGGTCTGGTCTATCCTCTTCTTGGTCTTGTCGAAGCCCGACATGCCCGGTTTCTTCATCAGACCGGATACGCCTGCGGCCGCAGTTCCGATCATCTGTTCTTTTAGCTCCATCCATTCGCTGAATTTCAACATGGATGTATCTAGTTGCCGGCTCTGATTTTCTCTATTATGGAGGTCGTGGAGTGGTCGTCCACGAGGCCGAAAGAATGAACCTCCGCAACGAGGTCGGAACCCACTGGGTCGGTCCAGTCGGAACCCTTCACTAATACATCAGGAGCCACCTTTTTTATCAGTTCGTACGGCGTGTCCTCGTTGAAATCCACCACGAAATCCACGCATCCCAGGGCCTCAACCATGGATTTCCTGTACCCGAGCGAATTGATGAGCGGATGGCTCTTTTTCTGCCTCCTGACGCTTTCATCTGAATTCAGGGCGACCACGAGCCCGTCCGCCTTGGATCGGGCGAATTTGAGAAGTTCCAAGTGGCCGGGATGGAGAATGTCAAAGCATCCGTTTGTAAAAGCCAGGGAAAAATCCCTTTTTATGAGCATTCGGGGGTCTACACATTTAGAAGGAGATATCTGATAGGGGTACAAAGGACGGTTTCTGGGCTCGTCCACATACAAAGAACAAGCCTCAAAGGATATCTCCACCGCTCTGCGGATGTCTATGGAATGAGCCATGCACATGGCAAGAAAGGCGATGAAGGCGTCTCCAGCCCCGACAACCGACCTGGGAGCCTTCTTGAAGGTCGGGCGGTGCTCGAACCAGACACCTTGGACATTTCCCACAACCCCTTCCCCGGCCTGCGTTATGACGACCGCTTGACAGCCCGTCTCCCGCATGAAGAAATCGCACTGCCTTTTCCAGTCGGACTGGCCGCTCATCTCCGCTGCCTCGCGGGCATTGGGTTTTATTATGGTGCATCCCCTCCATCTGGAGGCCGGGGCCTTTTTGGGATCCACTATGGTGATCGTTCCTTCATCGATGCGTCCGATGAAGTCGCCCATCCCGCGGAAGAGTCCTTTGTCATAGTCCGAAAAGACGACGACGCTGAAAGGATCCCTGGAAAGGAGTTTTTCCAGAAGTTTATCCTGCAGTCTCTTCAATGATTCAGGCTCCAGTCCGTAATCACCAGTCTCCACATCAAAGCGGAAAAGAGGAAAGCCATCGCTGTAGAACCTCTTCTTGACTGGAACCCTCTTTGAGAAAATGCACCCTTCCATGTCTATTCCGCCGGCGAGGTACTTGATCTTCTCGTTGGTCAAGGCAAACAGACTGACATCAAAATTAAAGTTGGAAAACTGCCGACAGACATTCGCGGCTCCTCCTAAAACGATCCCGGGAACATCATGAGGAGCGTGAAATACAGGTATCGGGAATTCTGGACTGACCCTGTCCGCGGATACCTCGTAATACTCGTCCAGCATCGCATCCCCGAAGACGGCGACTCTCGGACGGCAATTGAATTGACGATCAATCAACTCGTTCAAAGCCCGAACGCCTCCAGCGTGAGGCGGAATGGATTGCCAGGGAGGCTCCGCACCTCATCCAACATCATCTGGGCGACATCCCTTGTCTCTTTCTGAGCATCTGGCTTCAGCCTCAATCTCCAGAGATGCAGGAATGCTGCAAGAGAACCCGTCCATATGAACTGAGTTTCTAGGCAGAGCGGGAGTATTATCCTGCACTGCTCCTTTGCCACTCCTGCGGCCACCATGTCCTCGTACAGCTCCTTGCACTGGGATACAAGGCAGTTGATTCTTGTCAAAAAGTGAGAGTTGTCCGAAGGAGAAGCGTCTCCGGCACTTCCCTGCTTGCTGTCCTTGGACTGAAGCCTGAGTTGCTCCGGAATCCAGTACTCATCCGAGAAGTCAACATAGCGTCCGCTTATGCTGTTGGCTGTTAGGCCCACCTGGTGCTTGAAGAGCTGCCTCTCCACGAATATGGGACACTGTATCCTGAACTGCAACTGGGGGTGGCGGAAGGGAGAAGTGTGGCCGTGATCCACAAGAAACTTTATGAGCCTGGAATCTTTGTCATCTAGGACCTCCTTGCTCTTGCCGTAACTTACCCTTGCGGCATTGACGACCATCAAATCGTCACCGAAATGACTTAAAAGTTCTGCTTTCATTCGGACTATTCTAGCAGAATATAATTAAGGTGCAATAGTATGTATTGCGAACAAGTGAGGCTATTTGTTAAACAACCTCTCCAGCCCCGCCTTGATGTCAGGTCCAAGAAGTTCCAGTACCCTTGCCTCCGCCTGTGCTTGCGTATAGTCGCCGGCGGCGTCGTAGGCTGCGCCTTCCCACAGTGTCAGCAGGCGCGGAAATGTCCTGAGTCGTGCTTGCACTCGCTTCAGCCGCTCCTCGTCAATGAGCGTGAGCGGCAATTCTGCGAACGTATGCAACCTATTGTTGCCGGGAATAGTGAGTTGGACTGGATTTGGAAGATTCATGTATACCTCCTAAAAAACACCAAGAATGCTTGAGCCGTTGATGCCGCGGCCTTTTTTGAGATTAGTCGTAATCAACTCGTCACCGACTACGATGGAATTAGGTATTGTAGTGTAACCCGACAGCGTAACAACGCCAGTGTGAATAGCGCCAGCGTCAGGGTCTACGCCTCCGTATGTTTCACGGCAGATAATGCTTCCGCAGACTCCGTCTGCGACTGCGACAGTCCCTCCAGGCCCGCCGTTGTTTCCGCCAGAAGAACCTACAGATGAAATATTGCCGACCGTGCTGTTGTTGACAACTACATCGCCGCCGCTGCCTGAGCCGATGTAATCGCCGTATCCGCCATTTGAATCGATGCTTCCGCATACACTCTTGTTAGAAACTGTCACAGGCCCGCCATCGCCAGGGTTTTCATATCCCTGACCGCCGTTGCTCACGATGTCTCCTGCTTGCGCTTGATTGAGCGTTACGGTTCCGCCGTTGCCAGCGAGGTTATAGCCGTAGCCGCCAGAAACATCTATGTTTCCAGAGGTACTCGCGGTGACAGTAACATCGCCGCCGGTGCCGCCGTCCGCATCCGAAGTAGTTCCGGTGGCAGAAATGTTCCCGCAAGTACTCGAGTCAGAGATAGTAACCGTTCCGCCATCTCCGCTTGCGGTGATAGAGTAGCCCCCGTTGCTGGTAATGCTCCCTGCCTGGGATTGAATGAGCGTGACAGTGCCACCATCGCCACCAAAATCCATACCGCGAGAACCAGACACGACGATGTTCAAAGCCTGCGATTGGTTGAGGGCCACCGTGCCGCCAGTAAAGCCTGAATACGAAAGTATGCTGTCTACGGCGATTGCAGTGATATTGCCAGCCGCGCAACCCTGGAGAGAAACTGATCCGCCCGAGCCAGAAAAAGACTCGTTGTAGCCGCCAGTCAAAGAAATGTTGCCGCAAACGCAGTCAGTCAGAGAGACTGACCCGCCGTTCGCAGCGCCAATGCCGCAGGTGGTAGGATCGTCACCGCCGACTAGCGTGATGTTTCCAAGCGTTGCACTTTTGTTGCCAACAATGCTGACGGACAAAGCAACGGCGGCGGTAGTGGATTCGCAACTTTCGTCTCCAGTCGCATCTGCGCCAGTGCCAAAGATATTGCCGAGATTGCTCTGCGCTGCGCTAACGCCGCGAACTGCAATCCGTGACGGCCAGTTTCCTGTCAGAACGACGCCGCCGAACGATCCAACGCCAAGGTCAATGACGTAGTTGCCAGAAGCAGCCGCGAGCGCGATATCAAACGCCTTCTGGGCAGTTGCGTACGGCGATCCTGACGTACCGCTCCCGGTCGTGTCGTTGCCGGTAGTCCTGACGTAGATCGGCGTGTAGCCCGATAAGTCTGCCATAAATTAGTACCCCATTACGAATGCTATGATGTCCCACTTGTCCCGACCCGCATGATAGGTCGCGGCGAGAATGTCCATCTTGTTCGCCGCCGTGCTGAACGGAAGCGGACTCGTTGCGGACGAAGGAATCACGAACTTGTTGCCCAAAGTCACCGCACGGCTCCCGGTGCCGTCCTGCGTGATGCGCCAGCGTATTGTTTGTCCGTTGACGGGGTTCGTCGGGTTAGCGAGGGTCGTGTTTCCGGTCAAAGTCACGTCAAAGATGTCGCCTGTGCTGGCATCTGTGACTAGCGGATTAGCAAACGGCAGGTCAACCACCGTCGCGCTGCCGCTTGCGGCCGTGGTCTGAATCGTGCCGTCTGGGAACATGATCCCTGTGGGGGAAACAGTCAAAGGAGATACAGAAATTTCATCTTCTACAAAAGATAAGTATCCCTGCACTGTGCCGCCTGAAGCTGACAATTTAGAATCAAGAGCCGTCTGAACAGCCGTGCTCACAGGCTTGTTGGCATCGCTGGTGTTGTCAAGATTGCCCAATCCAACCATACTCTTGGTTATTCCGCCGACAGTCCCAGTGAAAGTCGGATTGTTCAAAGGCGCCTTGAGGTCAAGAGCCGTCTGCGTGGCGGCACTGATGGGTTTGTTTGCATCGCTCGTGTTGTCTACGTTCGCCAGACCCACGGTCTGCTTCGTCGCGAGCGAAGCGATGCCCATGAGGGTCACCTTGCGAGTTTCGGTGCCAGCCGCGTTCGTGACGGGGGCAAAGGCCGTCTGTTCAGCGGATCCCGAAGGAAGATCAGATATTTTAATCCCCATTTTTCATCCTCTTTAAATTACACATGTATTTATTTACATAAAAAAATATTTTATCACATTGAGCTGGAAGAACTCGCCTTGTGGATTACGAGGCTTCCGTCCTGGGCGTAGGAAAAACTGCCCACCACGGCGGCCCCCTCGGATATTGAAGTCGGGTCTATCTGCGTCAGAAGTTGTCCGATCAGTCCGTGAAGGCGGAAGAGTTCCGCACCGTCCTTGCCGAGGCAGGATGCTATTGCTTCTGGTGTCGCATGGCTGTTCTGCCAGAACTCTTTTGATCCTTCGTTGAACAGTCTCGCAAGGGAACCATAGGTGTTACGGGCCTGGGCCTTGAGTTTACTCGCAATCATGCAGGGGGTAGGTGTCACGGGGGCGGGTTTATTAAGTAGGGACATTTTTCACTCCTTGTTTAAAAATTGGTCTAGTATGCGCAACTTCCGTCGTCTCCGCATGCGGCTGGATTGTAATTGGTGGCGGCAGGATCAGTACACCCTGCATAGCAGCAGCTGCCGTCGTCTATCTCGGCACTGGGATCGTAGTTTGCTGCGAGCATGTCCTTGCAACCGAAGATGCACCCGTCATAGCATGATCCGTCAAAGGTGTAATTAGTGCCTCCGACATAACTTCCTGTGCAAGGGTCGTATATTACATTCGTGGAAATCTGGCACCATCCGGGCGATCCCACGCATGCGTATGATCCGGTGTCATATGCGTACAGGCATGTGTAGTCGTCTATCGTGGCGGAAGGATTGTAGTTGCATGCGCTAAAGTCGGTGCATCCGTAGACTGCATATTGACAACTTCCGTCGTTTGAGTTCGCGGATGGGTTGTAATTAATCGCCGAAGGATCAACACAACCCGGAACGGAGCCAAGGACTTCTTCGTATACGGACTCAATCGGATTCCATGGTCTTTTCGGGGGCGTGAAAGGATCCGCGTAAGCGGCATATCCTTTTATGATCCTTAGTTCGTCTATGTGTCCGTAATAGGCGTCAGTGGAACTTAATTCGTGCGCTCCACAGCCAATTGTCAATGGCCTTGAGGCTCCGAGATCAACCGTGACGCCCGTTTGCTCAAATACCTTGACTCCGTCAACAAATGCCCGCAACGTGCCGCTCTGGCGGGTGAGTGCGATGTGAGACCACACATTGATCGGCACGGACTTCGCATCCCAATCCCAATAGTTGCCTCCGGGAGCGCTTATGGCCAGATACAGCGAATCGGGAACTCCGGGCGTGAGGCGCCACAAAATTCCATCCTGATATGTGCCTATGGACAAAACTGAATTGCGGGTTGCATTTTGCTGTTTCACAAACATCTCTATGGTGAAGTCACCCGTGCCGAAGCCAAATGCGGGCACATCCGCAGTGGTCAAGGTAGAAACAGCACCTCCGTTGAAATAACCGCTTGATCCGCCGAACTTATTTTCTGAACTGATTACCACATTGTTTGCTGTCAAAGAAATGCCATTTGGACTGGAGTCTTTGAAGGTGGAGCTCCCGTTTGGCCCGCCAAAATGAAGCAGCAAAGCCGCCTGAACTTCTGTTGGCTTCGGAGACGCTATGCCGGTGAGCGGTTTGTTCGGCGGAATGAACGGCCCGGTGTAGACGGCCATGCCTTTGACGATGCGGAGGTCGTCTATGTAGCCGTTGAAGAAACGAGCGCTTCTGTCGTACCACCCACAGCCTATCACAACAGGACCGTTGGGATTTGAGGCTATGTTCGCCGTAAAATTTGTTAGTTGGTCTTCTAATTGACCGTTTATGAAAAGAGACAAGGTAGACCCGTCCCGAACCAATGCCACATGAGTCCAAACATTTAATGGCATTGGTTGATTGCTTCCCAACACGCCACCTACAGCCCAAATATAGACACTTAAAAGACCAGAGCCGTCAAATTCAACAGTCCAAGCATCGGCGGAAGTGGAGCCTTGCTCTCCCTTTGAAATCAAAGACGGATAAGGCGTTGAAGATGTGGTCAGAGCGTAGTACCACAACTCTATTGTGAAATTTTCTGATCCCAATTCAACTTCCGGCGAAGAATTAATCAACAAGTAATCGCCATCGCCGTCAAAATACCCGCTCGCACCTCCAAACTTGCCTTGGGATGCGGAAATAACCGCATCCCCGTTTGCAGTCACAGTCAGAGCGTTCACGCTGCTGTCTTTGATATCGGTGCTGCCGTTCGCGCCATTGAAGTGCAACAGCAGGCTGGACTGCGCCTCGACGGGCTTGGGCTTGGCAATCGGCGAGAGGGGCGCTTCGGGCGGAATGAAGTTGCCCGTATAGACGGCGAGGCCTTTGACCACTCGGAAGTCATCAATATTGCCGTGAAGGTTGTAACCGCCACCGCCGTACGAGCCAAGTTTTAATGTCGTGCCTGCATAATTTGATGTGTCAGGCGTCGAGCCTACAGCCACGCCATTGATGTACAGCGTCGTTACGCCGTTATGTCGAGCAACGGCTAAATGCGTCCACTGATTTGAAGTGATTGGCGTTTGCCCGCCAATAATTGTGCCGGCCCACGTTACAAAAAGCGGCCCGTTGTAACTATTTTCCGGGATAATTTGTATTTGGCCTTGATTGGCGCCCATGTCCCAAACGTACTGATTGGAACTGGAAGCCAAATCAACGAAAATCCAACACTCTACGGTAAAATCACCGTCGCCAAAATTTATGACAGACGCATCTGAAATAGTGATGTCGTCGCCGCTTCCGATTAATGCGCTTTGGGTGCCAAACTTAAAATTGTCGTCAATGTGCGCGCTGCCGTTCGGCGTCACGGTTAAGTTATTACCAGACGAGTCATTGAAGTTGCCGTCGAAGTGCAGGAGCAGACTGGCTTGCGCGGCGAGTTCTGCTGGCTGCGCATAGGGCGAAAGCGGCGCAGTCGGGGGAACGAACGTGTCGGTGTAGACGGCCAGACCTTTGGTGATGCGGAGGTCGTCAATGTAGCCGTTAAACGAGTGAAGGTCACCCTCAAATCTTTGACCAACCAGTGCGGGACACGCTGGCTGTGTCATATTTGGTTCGGTCACCGTCCGATACAGCACGCCGTTGGCGTACATGCGGCAATCTTTGCCGTCGTAGACAAAAGCCACATGTACCCATTCATTTGCAGGTATTGCGTCGCCGCCACCGCCCCAGTCCGTGCCGCCGAAAAACGGATAAAACTGGCCGTTTTGAAATAAGAAAGCAAAATTTCCGGTTGGTCTAAAGTCTAGGATAAAGTCATAAAAATTGCCGCCTAACCAATAAACCCACGTTTCAATCGTAAAGGAACCGGTGAAATTAAATGCAGGCGAGGTGTTGGTGTACACATAATTGTTGTCACCAGCGAAATACCCGCTGCTCCCGCCCCACTTACTCTGCGTCGTACTGATTTGAGCGGTTCCGTTTTGCATCACTGTCAGCGCATTTGGGCTGGAGTCTTTGAAATTCGTGCTGCCGCTGGGGCCGTCAAAATGCAGCAACAGTGACGCCGGCTCGCCTTCCGGCGGGCGCACGACTGCGGCCACGGGAGCGGTGGGTAACGTGAAGTTCTCGGTATAGAGTGCCAGCCCTTTGACGATGCGGAAATCGTCAATGTAGCCGTAAAACTTTCCGCGTTCGCCCCTAGGCTCCCAACCAAGTAACGCTGTTTCACTGCTCGCCAAAACGAACGAAACGGTTGCTTGATTTAAAAGAACTCCGTTTGCAAACAAGCTAAATATATTGCCTTGTCGGGTAAGCGCCAAATGCGTCCATTGCTGAGCTGCAACGGAGCCTCCGGTCAGCAGAACCGTTGCGTTAGTGTGTACAAACGGCTGACCGCTTGCATCTAACGCTAAAATTAAACAATTGTCTTCGAACGGGGCAACAGGTCGCGTACCAAAAATTGTTGTGCTTGAAATTGAAAACTGCTCGGGCCACACCCAACACTCTATCGTAAAATCTTCGGCAGATCCGTGTAGTGTTGCTCCGGTGGCACCGAGTGCAACAGAAGAATTGCCGTCAAAATAACCGCTACTTCCGCCCCACTTGCTTTGCTCCGTGCTGATCTTGGCGTTCCCGTTCGCCGTCAAGGTCAGGGCATTCACGCTGCTGTCTTTAAAACTCGTACTGTTGTTTTCTCCTTCAAAGCGCAATAGCAAACTTGCGGGAACGGAGGACACTTCGCCCTGCCGCACAATCGGATCGGGAGGCGCTATGGGAGGTGCGAAGTTCTTGGTATAGACCGCAACTCCCTTGGTGACGCGAATTTCGTCTATATATCCGTTGTGGTATTGATACCCAAGACCCGTAAACCAATACCCGATGTGAATGCTGTTGTCGTTGCTCCCTCCGACGACGGAATAATCCGTGTCGTCGGGAGCCGAACCAATTTCAGTGCCGTTCACGAACACCCTGGTAGTGCCTTTAAAACGTGAGGCCGCCACATGGTACCACTTGTTCGTGGAAAAAGAATAAGGGCACTCGATGTAAAACATTCCGGCTTCGGCCTGCTCATTGATTCGAGACCAATAAACAAGACTTTGGTCGGCTCTAGGATTCAGCGCCCAGACATGCCAAGGTCCGGGACCGTTGAATCCAGCTCCCGCGGCAATCAGAGGACCCTGGCTCGCTTGATTCCAATAAATCCAGCCCTCTACTGTGAAGTCCCCCGTGCCGAAAACAAACTGGTCGTCGAACGGTGCGGTAAGATAACTGCTCCCGTCGAAATAACCGCTGCTTCCGCCGAACTTGCTCTGATCCGTGCTAGTTGCGGGTTGGCCGTGCGATGTAAAAGTCGAGTTATTTTCGCTTGAATCTGCGAAGTCCCCGTCAAAATGCAAAAGCAGGCTGGCTTGGGCCGCTACGGGCTCCGGCCTGGCGTACGGCGCCAGAGGCCCACGGGGAGGAATGAAGTTTCCCGAGTATACGGCTAGACCCTTAGCGACGCGGAGGTCGTCAACATAACCGGCAAAATTGTACTCAATTTTGCATCAAGTGCGCTCTGTACCGCGGTGCTGATGGGCTTGCTTGCATCCGAGGTGTTGTCCACATTGCCGAGGCCAACGGTCTGCTTGGTTGCAAGAGCCGCTATTTCTCCCATCGTGACCTTGCGGGTCGTGTTGCCCGCCGCATTTGTGGCGGGTACCACCGCGTTCTGTTCCGCCTCGCCCACGGGAAGCTGAGATATCTTGATGCCCATTTTGCCCTCTTCTTAATAAGTTCGCCACTTATTTACCTTTTGCGGGGGCAAAAAATATTTTTTTGGGAAAAATTTGCATCCAATGAATGATAACGGGGCCGATTGCATTTGACTGCAATCAAACGCCCGCCAACGCAGAAGAGGCATTTTCCCAGGCGACAAAATCAGAAGGCGGATTTTTGACCATTATCTGCTTGCCGCTTTCTACCAGGGCGCTCTTGCTTCTCATGGCGTGGACTATGGCGGGATTGACGCTTTTAGTCTCCATCGTCATGTATTCCTGGAAATCCCAGAACGATCCATCCGGAATCCTGTCCTTGAGCACGCCCGTCCACTCGCTCGCCCATGTGTCCATGTATCGGTAGTGGAACCTGCTCTCGTAGTCCATGCTGAACATGTGCGACAGAACCGATATGGCGACCTCTTCTGGAAGATCAAGACCTTTGTTTTTCTGGTAGTCGCGAAAGAGCAGTCCTGTTTCCGCTGCGTGCGCCATGAACTCGCGCCTGCACATCCAGAAACCACCGTTAGTGCTGTATACTGTTCCCTGGTTGACCCCAAATCCCCTGTAGAGTTCCACCATCGCGTCATTGGGAACGCCCCACCAGTCGCCCCTCCTTGTTCTGGGGGAGTTTATGGGAGACTCGAGGAATGAATGCCATGGATCATCGCCAACAATATCCGAGAAGTCTTTCTCGGGCTTCCTCACGAAATAATGGTCACTGTCTATGAATACGAACAGATCGTATTCGAGGCTCTTCAACTTATTGAGGTAGTGGAACTTCCAGTACTGCTTGAAGTCAAGTTCTATCCTCTCATCAGTCTTGCAAGAAACTACGCCGGTCAGGGGCTGGTCGGTGAACGTCAGAATGTCATGTTCAACGCCCACGTCTCTTATAGACTTCATAAGGGACTGCAACATGTACCTGTAGTCCCCCCAGGCTACCGACCATATTAGAGTCTTCAAACTGCACCTCCGACATAGTTGAGAACCGCATTCCACTTTCTTCTTGCGGATTCGGCGTCGCACCAAATTTCCCTCGTTACATGGCTTGCAAGGCGTCCGACCTTCTTTCTGAAATCCTCATTCATGAGGTCATTCATGATCTCGCGGAGCTCATCAATATCCTCCCACAGAAAGCCCGTCCTCTTATCCCAAACCATGTTGGGGAAGTTCCACTTGCCCGGAGCCACTATCGGACACCCTGTAAGCTGCGACTCTATCACAGAACGACTCTGATTCTCTATGAACCTGTGGTTGCAGTTGTAAAGAAACACGTCGATGGAGGAGAGGTACCTCTGTGTGGGTTCCTGATTTGTGTTGAGGAGCGTCCACTTGTCCGAAAATCTGAACCAGGAGTACTTCTTGGCCAAATCCTTGCTCCACCCCATGATCCTGTAAGAAACGGGAAGGTTCATGGTGGCGGATTCGTAGAAGACAGGAAAGTCCTCCGAGAACTTCATGATGTCGTTTCTGCTGTGCTTGCCACAGACCACAGTGTCCCTAGCGGGTCTGTCCACGTACTCCCAAGTGGAACTGTCAAAATAGTTGTCCAGTATTGCGGCCTTCTGATCCGGACGAGCCTTGAATATACTGGGGGCTATGGCGTCCCTGTGAAACGGAGAAGTGAAAAGGCAACAATCTACATGGCCTCTGGATATGCCCGCCAGTTCGTTGGTGGTCGTCCACATCATGTCGTTAGACCATAAGAACTTGAGCCCCGAACCGTGTATAAAATCTATTCTCTCGCCCTCGTCGAAGAGGCGAAAGTTGCAGTTGGCATATGCAAATCCCTCCATCTTCTTCGGCAACGAGGAAGGCATGCAGTACTTTATTCCGTGAAAATCTAGGAAATCGGTGTTGTGCTTTTCTCTGAGCCGGAACTCGTCATTCGGTATGCAGGTTATATCAAACTCGTTCTTGAGCAGGATCAGGAGTTCCTTGAGCCTCGTGTCTGCTCCGCCCAGATCGGATATCCACTGGAATACGTAGAGGGGTGTCTTTGTCATCAACTTCAGAGAGCTACCGGAATCCGAATTTGGAAGTCACGGCGGCATCTATGTCTTTTTCTGACACGCCCCTCTTTCTGAGCATCTCCCTGAAATCGTCCTCGTTTCCTTGGAAGGGTCTGGATTGCTTGGCGAGCCTTGCGTGACTCTGCCTGCTCTTTTCGGCGGCAGCCCTGAGCTTTAATATGTTGTCGGCTAGATCGGCGACCTTTCCCCGTCCCATCTTGTCCGCCCACATGAGAACGAGAAGAAGCTTTATTTTCCTGTCGTTTTTGATTCTTCCGTTTTCAAAGTAGCCGGATATGACTCCCTTGCCGAATCCCCCGTGGGCGAAGTCCATGTGGCGCTCTATGAGGAAGTTGATTATTTCCCTGTGGGTTTCGTAGAATTCCACTAGTTCCTTCGGAGCTAGGCCTGAAAGTTTTTCTATCTGGGGCTGGTAGTGCTGGGGTGTTTCGTGGCCGATGGCCTGTATCTTTCCATCCTTCGTCGGCGAGGAATTGAAATGAATTCCGTCTATGGTGGTGGAACTAAATTTGCCGATGTCGTGGAGCCACGCAGCGGTGTTGAGTATTTTCATGTCCTCGGAGGTCATGTTGAAGTCCAGGTTCGCAAGGACCTCGCCGAGAACGGCATCCGACTTCAGATTCCTCAACTCATCCACTGCGGATGATATTGCCTTTCTCACGAGCCTGACATGGTTGAGAACAGCACCCTCCGGGTGGTGCTCGGGACTCTGCGGCACGTCCCTCAAGATGTCGGCGTACGCCTTGGCGAGCTTTCTCGCATACTCGTTCATCATGAAATCTCTGAATTCCATGACGGTATTTAGTCGCCCTTGATGATTCTTATCGAATCTTCCGCATGGTCGGTAGTGGAGAACTCGAAGAGTTCCGAGTCCTCCAGAGCCTCCATCTGATGTCTCATCCCCACCGGAACATGGAAGTCGTCTCCCGTGCTCAGAACGACTTGCTTGGCACGGGAAATGTCATCCGTCCATCCGTACTTCAGAAGGATTTTGCCCACGCAGTAGAAGTGCTCGTCCTTTACTGCGTGGTAGTGGTAGGAGCACTTCTTGCCCTTGCAGAAGCAGAGTATCTTGCCGCAGTAGCCTTCCGAGTTGTGTATTATCTTCTCGTGGCCCCAGCCCTTTTGTATGATTTGCATTTCAGTCGTCCAATTTCTGTCTTCTCACCTCTACCGCCAGCTTGTCGATTCCCTGCTCGGTAAAGACCTTGAATTCCCAACCCCTGATTTTGCACGCTTCCTCGGCCGCCCGCCACTTGTTTTTGTTCATCTCAAGATCTGTCTGGTTGGAGGGCTTCACCTCCCAAACCTGTTTCCTGCCGTCCATGAAATTGACGATCAGATCTGGCGTGTACTTGTGAGCCTGTCCTTTGTGGATGTAGTCTATATTAAACGGCTCCGAATAAAAAGACATGACCTCGTCGTGCTGGTCTAGAATTTTGTACAGTTTCTCCTCGAGGCCAGATCTGTAGCCGAGTATCTTGCCGGTCTTGGTGGACTCGTACTTGCCCTGCTTGAACCTGGGCTTCCTCGTCTTCTTTCCCTTGGCGGAGAAGTCGCTCCAGACTATAGCCCTCGCCTGCCCCTTAAAGTTGCGAAAGTCAAAGCTCGGGTGCTTGACCTTCATGTGCAGTTTGACGTCCCTGACAGGAGCCTTGCAATGTTCGAGGGGACATCGGACGTATTCCCTGCCCTCTTCGTGGCTTTCTATGATGTGAGATTTGAACTCCTCGTATTCTGCGAACTGCAGTCCGCAGCAGAAGCACACGTATTTGTTAGAGGAATCACCGAAGGGAAGGGTCATTCTTTCTCCTTGAGCGACTCCCGGATTTCATGGAGAATCTGATCAACGGCCTCGTCAACAGAGGAACATCTCCTGAATCGCGTGTAGTGTTCCTTATACCAGACCAATCCAGAATCGGTCTTTTCCACAACGTAACCTATATTGCTAGCCCAGCTCTCTATTGTGTTGAATGTAATCTTCATTTTTCGCCGATGGTTCGATCCTGCTCGTGGTCGTCGCTGACGACGGGGAGAGTTTTGCCCTTTTTCTCGAGCTCCTTTTCTGCCTCATCCTGGCTGACTATCTCGGCCTTTCTGGCCTCCTTTTGTCCGAAGACGGACATGGACTTCTCGCCCGACGCGGTCTTTTCGAGGTCGTAGGCGACAAAGGTCGCATCCTTCATCCAGTCCCTGTCCTCCTTGGATTCTGGGTTTTTCATGCGGGCGAATGTTATCCTCCCTGATTCGGTCGTGCCGTACAGCACGCCGTCTTTCTTGAAGAACATGCACAAGTCGTTCTCGGAAAAAAGATGCGAAGAGGCATCCCATTTGTCCATGAGATCTCGGAATTCGGAAAATGCCGGACTCGCCATGTTTCTCCTAAAAAAAAGCGACCTAGATATATATCTCATGTATGGCTGAAAAAACTTTTTCCGAATTCATGAAAGAAGAGGAGAGCAAGCATCCGTTCCTGTCGTCGCTAAGGGACGAACTCGGCATAAAGCCCTCCGATCTTGAACACGAACCCCAGGTTGCGAGTTTCTTCTCGCTCGGAGGGGGGGCGACAAACATCGCCCCATACAAGGTGGTCGGATTCAAGCGCAACAGCAACGGAAGGATCACGCATGCGATGGTGAGGAACACAAGCGACCGATCAATAAGCAACAGGCACTACAAGGACGACGGAGAAGGGGGATTCGTCAAGATTGACGGAGTTCCCGGGGAGAAGACATTCCTTGTCGGAATAGAAGACCTGGACAAGTTGATGTCGCAGGACTTCCAGCCACAGCCAGGGGCCATGTGATGTCAAAGATTAGGGGAGAGTACTGGATTCAAGGCGGCCAGGTTGACTTCGCAGACGGCGACGTAGGGGATCAGAACCACGAAATGGTTGCACTGAACTCGGTGGCCGCAGATCACCTTGACTCCATGATGGATTACGCGACGGAACTTAACATAAACACAGAAGAACTTGGACGCGTTGACGACGAACCATCTCAAGCAGCTTATCACCTGATCAATTCAATATATCACACGCTTCTGGAGCGGGGTGTTGATGCGGTAAAAATATCCGAATGGATAATCAAGAGACTTGGAATAAACATGGAGGTGTACAGGCTTCTCGGGGGCGGCGGGGACGCACGGCTTTACGTCATGAAGCATGACGGGTGGATCGCCGTCAGATCAAATAACATAGAGTTGTTCGGTTACGATGCCAACAAAAAAAGACAACTTTCAAGTGGTGTAGAAGAAATACTAGACCAAGAGGGCATAGAGGATCCGGACGAAGAGATAGAGTTCAGCGTATACGACCACAAAACAAACAGAAGTTTTGATGTAACTCTAGCGGACATAAAGAACACAGGCTCGTTTGTAAGACCCCAGCAGCTTCCGAACACGACATATAACAAGCCGCTCTTCGTTCCAGCGGACAGAAGAGCTCCGATGGGGTCACAGTCGCCCAAGACAATAGGAATCCAACAGAGGCAGGCTATGCAGACGAGCGAAGGGAACCTCGGATTCAAGAAATGGATGGAAAAGACGAGCGAAGGATTCATGATCCGACGCAACTGGCCTTTTCTTTAAATCTTGGGAATTACGAGACGATCTATTTTTCTATAAAGACTGGCTATGTCGCCGTCGTTGATCAAGAAGAAGTCTATCAACTCACAACCCTTCGGAGCCGAGGACTTATCCAGCATCCCAACTTCGCCCTCGATTCGTCTTTCTGCGTACCAGTCCACAAGCGGTCTTATTTGCGCCTCCGACTGATTAGAATCATTGTTCTCGTGCCTAGGACGCCAGAGCAGAATGTTAACTCCACCCTCCTTCTTGACCCTGAAGAGCTCATTGAGATACCTTCCGTCCATATAGCATGATCTTTCGGGATTGTTATTGAAAGCATAGTCCACCCACACATTCGGATTTATGCTTCTGAACCCGTCTCCGATGAACTGAAGTGACTGTCTAACAGTTTTCTCGAAGCCGGGAGGGGGTTCGTCTCTGACCTTCCATTTCTCCACAAAATCCATATCTACGCTGAACGCCCTGCAGTAGATTTCCTTCACGGGCTTGGCGAAAGAGGCTGGCAGGAATCCGCTTCTTCCACAAAGGTATTCCCCCGTGACATTCTTTCCGCTTCTCATCTGCCCGGCGGTGCATATGAATTTCATATTTTTCTCCTGAATTTGATCCTATCAAAAAGGTATCGTGTTTTCAATACATATCGTCGGGTTTATTTGCGGTATTTTAGCTCAATTATTACATGTCCAAAGAAGCAATATGCGGAAACTGCCTTCTGTTCAACAGATCGGAGGGAACATGTAATGTGGCGATCCTGATGGAGGGCCAGAAATACCACATGCCGGTGAGTCCTAGGGACAAGTGCCACATGGACGAACTAGGCATACCTGTAAACCAAGTCAGATGGTGGGTGGAGGATCCCAAAACCGGCGAAAAGACGGACAAGAATGGAGTTGTAAAAATTGAATATCCAGATGATTTTTTCGGGAACTAAATGCCAAACTGCTGTGGTCCATTCAAAAGGGGTAAGCCGGGAAAGGCCATCAATCCGGCCCAACAGTGCTTCGCTGACTGCTGCAAGACGTGTCCCCCCGACAACTGCTGCGACAGCGTAACGATATACTTTGAATGTGGTCCGAGCAGTCCGCCAGAATGCAAATGTGACTGTGTATTTGACGGCTATAATTTCAGCGGAATAAAATTCAAGAAAAAAGCAAGAAGACTCCCAGATCTTCCGTCCTTCTCGAAGGACTTTCTTCAGTCAAACGGGTTCGTATTTGCCCAATCTGGAACCATCCCCACAAGTTCATCTTCCACATCTGTTTCTAGCAGCTCTGCATCGTCCGGGTCTAGCACTACGGCAACATCTAGTTCTACAAGTGGACCGCCACAAAACGAATCCTCTAGTGCCAGCGAAAATCCTTGTCCTGTCGGCTACAAATATTGTACAGATGGGAATGATTATTGGTGCGTGCCGGAGGGATACCCTTGTTATGGCTGGGCGTGCGACTCTCAAGCGTCTTCGTGCTTCTCCGTGCCGTTCATACCCATTCTTTCATGGGCCTCCAAAGAAGAGTGCTGTATCTACTGCGGGTGCCCATCCAGCGAATCAAGTAACTCGTCTAGCAGTCAGATCGGATCCAGCAGTTCTTCTTCTAGCAGTCCATCGTCAAGCAGTTCGTCGCATGGCGGGTCGTCATCAAGCAGTTCTTCTTCTAGCAGTCCGCCACCAAGCAGTTCCTCTTCTAGCGGGTCGTCTTCAAGCAGTCCTGAAGGATCGTCATCTAGTAGCGTTGCGGGTTCAAGTGGGACTTCGGGATCTTCTGTCACAAGCGGAAGCTCGGAAAGTTCAAACAGTTCTTCTTCGTCAACGGACAACAGTTCTTCTTCCTCAACAGACAACAGTTCTTCGTCCGGAGGACAAGAAGAATCCAGCAGTTCAAGCATCAAAGAAAGATATTACTGCGCACGCAGAAGACAGACTTTTTGGCAAATCCCTACATTTTCAAAATCTGCAATACAAGCAAACGGGTTTGTTTTCTCCCAATCCGGCACTTTGCCGTCTGTGCCGACCAGTTCTACCTCAGAAGGATCAAGCACTTCTGGCTCTAGCACATCTGCATCGTCCACCTCGGGAAGTTCCAGTACGACATCTTCCAGCAGTTCTCCGCTAGGCAGCTCGAGTTCTTCGCTAAGTGAATCTTCAAGTTCATCATCGGGCACTTCTCCATCTAGTAGTTCAAGCACCCAATCAAGCAGTTCTTCGTCATCAAGCAGTTCTTCGTCATCAAGCAGTTCTTCGTCATCAAGCAGCTCTTCGTCATCAAGCAGCTCTTCGTCATCAAGCAGTTCAAGTTCGACCGCAGAGTCGTCAAGTAGCAGTAGCAGCAGTAGTTGCGACGTAATCTGCATACCTGAGTCCCAATATAATCCAAGCATTTACGAAATACTCGGCGGACCATACGAAACCAAGGAAGAATGTGCACAAAACTGCTTGTGTTCAAGCAGCACTTCCGAATCAAGCAGTAGTTCCGAATCAAGCAGTAGTTCCGAATCAAGCAGTAGTTCGAGTAGTTCGAGTAGTTCAAGTAGTTCGAGCAGTTGCGTGCCGTGTCAGCAAGTCGTGGTTACGCTTACCACAAGCGGATGCTGCCTCTATATGATGTCAAGCGGAATAGAAGCGGTCGGCGCGGGAACGGTTACGGCACAAATATCATCGTCTAACCTCCCCGATTGTGAAGTATCCTTAATACTCAATGGGAGTGCGGGAAATACGGCACAAGTGGAAGACGGAGACTCTATAACTGTGGAAGTGCAGACTGTTGGAGACTGTGCATGCTGCGAAACAAGAAGGGATTGCGACGGGATAAGTCAGTCCGCGGCGATGTGGATGGCCAAAAGCGGAAAGGAAAATAGGACAATAGTGATGAATCAGTCGGCTCTAGAGCAGAGAATCAAGTTTGTAGTAGACAGGGTGAGAAACAGATCCAGAGGATTAAGAAGAAAAAAGTGACTTGGCCGCCTTTAGTATCTCCATGACCTTCTCGTCCTTCATATTCAATATTTTTTTTACGACCTGTGGATTCTTCAGCATGTCCGCGGGCTTTCTTATGCCCGCGGCATAAAGCCTCTCTGCCCGAACCTTGCCGACATTAGGAACTTTGCAGAGGTCTATGAGTTCGGGTCTGACGCCGTACGCTATCCTCAGGGAAAGATTGTTGAAAAAATCCCGCCTGTTCCACTTGGCAGCCATGGAGTCAAGCATGTTGAGCACGGAGGCCAGCCTCTCAAAGTCCATCTGCAACCCCCGGGCCATCGCATTGAAGGGGCCGAGGGTGTAGCCGTTGAGAAGGCAGTAGTAGGAGTAGGCCCCCTTTATGGACGATTCAAGGTAACCGCCCCCGAAGGCGTTCTGCACCTTCGAGGCAAAGTCCTCCATTTCGTCCTTTTCCGCCCTAGTGACAAAGCCCATCCTGATGGAGTCCACGTTCCCGAGGGCGAGGGCGACCGCCATGTCGTTGATGTGCAGCCCGTTGCCAAAAAGGAATTTGAAATTCCTCCTCAAGTCGGCGACGTCAAACGGGCTGTAGTACATCATGCTGGAGACCTTGCCGACGGATGTGACCTCGTACTTGCCGTCCACCTCCTTGACCGCACCGACCCTCATGAGAAGATCCATCGTCTTATCCACAATGGAATCCTCAAGGTCGTTGTACTGGAAGTAGGCGAGCGACTTTCCGTACCAGTGATGTATGTCCTTGAGGGTTGATATCTGGCCGTGGTGTATCTCGCTGACAAGGTGGAAGGCCAGCGTCTTGTAATGGGGGTCTTCCGCCTTGCCCGAGTAGCTGAGAAGTTGCGATTCAATGTCCTTGGGCGAAGAAAGACGATCCTCGTGATGTTCAGCGTTGTTGTCCGGAAGGAGGATATAAACGTCGCCACGAGGGTCGTATCCCGGCCTTCCGGCTCGTCCCGCCATCTGGAATATGTCATAGGTCTCAACCTCGTTCATGCCCCTGTGGACGCCTGTTATGACCACCCTTCTCGCAGGAAAATTGCAGCCCCAGGCCAAGGTGCTCGTCGCTATTATGACCCTCAATTTTCCATATTTGAATTTCTTCTCCACCTCGTGACGCTTGTCTTTGTCAAGATCTGCATTATGGAATTCACATTCGACCTTTGCATCCACCAATGCTTTTTTGACGCGCTCCCCAGTGGACTTGGAATGAACGAAAACAAGGAACTTGTCGTCCGGATAGTTCCTCACGATGTCCACCGCCTTGGCGACCTTGTACTCCTCCGTAAGTTCGTAGCTTTCGGACACCTCGTAGGTCTCGTAGTGGATGTCTAGCGGACAGGGTCTGTACTCGGACTTGACGAGGTAGGTGTCCTTCTTGACTAGGCTGCAGCCCACCCAGTCTGCTATCTGATCCACGTTCGGCATAGTCGCGGATAGAAACACTATCCTCGGATCCCTGGCAAACTCGGAGAACTTCATCAGGCCGACTTCAAGGTGATCTCCGCGGCCGGGAACCGTGAGAAGGTGCGACTCGTCCACGACGATGGTGCCGCAGTCCTTCAGGAAGTCATTCTTCTCCGAATCCATGTTCCTGCAGCGGCTGTTGAGCATCTCAGAGGTCATCACGATGATGTCCGCCTCGTTGAGTTCCCTCATCCTTGACTCGGTCAGCCTGTAGTCGCCCGTGCATATGGCGATCTTGAGGTCGCCGAAGATGGAGTCGGGGGATGTCCAGTCGTCTATCTTCTCTTTTGCCAGCGCCCGAAGAGGAGCGAGGTATATGGCCTTGCCTCCCCTGACGCGGACCTCGTGGCTCATGAAAAGCTCGGCACAGACCGTCTTGCCGACGCTCGTGGGGGCTGCGATGACACAGTTGCAGTTCTTGTCGCAGATTTCAAAAACACGGCTCTGCACCTGGTTGAATTTCTCGAACGGGTATTTCCCGTGCGGGAAGTCAGCCGTGCTGACGAGCTCCAATTGGTCCGAAAGTCTTATGAGCGACATAAAATCGTGGGGGCGGCCGCGAAGAACATCACGGCCGCCCCCGCCCCACCCTCCAAATCACTTCTTCTTGGAAAGCCTTGTGTTTATTTCCAGCTGCGCAAATTCGCCGATTCCGTCCACTCGCATTCGCAGGTCTTCATTGCCGGTCGCCTGCGTGAGCCAGCGATCCACCTGAACATCCTTCTGGAATATTTCTAGCGCCACGCCGACGTCAGAGGCAAACTCGTCCCGAAGCATCATTGCGACAGTCTGCAAGTCTTCGTCCGAAAGCCTCGAGCAATACTCCTTGATCAACGATATCTCCGACTTGCCCAACTTTCTCTTTGACTGAACCATTTAAAAATCTCCATCATCTGAAAACACGCCCTAAAGGCAAAATTTAAAAGGCTCCATGAGCCACATGGTTCATAGATTAGTAGATTTCAATAGAGCAGTCAATATCAGAATTTTCTAGACAACATCAAGAACATTGATGCTAGTGCCGTCCGCAGACTCAATGGAGTGCTCGCACACCATCTCCTTGTTGTCTCCGGGATACCTGATCCCAAGGTTGTAGCTGTCTATGGATACCGAGCGGTTCCTCTGGGAGGCGACGACCCAGCAGTAGTCGGGTATGATCTCGAGATCGCCGTACCTGTTTTCCTGGGTGACTCCGACTTCTAGAACCATTCCGTTGGGGAGTGTGAGCTCAACAGCTCCCTCCTTAAGGAGATAGTCAACAAAAAGCCTCTGAATCTTCTCCCTAGTCGTCCTTTTCATGGCTGCCCTCCCTTTGTGAGACCGACCGCAAAGAATCATGAAATCAATATAAATTTAGCTGCTCGGGCGTCATGTACATGTATTCAAATCCCTCAAAAACCCTCGGCTTAGACTTTTCCTTTATGGGCGAGGACATCGGCCTGCCCCTGTCGTCGATACAAACGCTCCAGCAGTATATCTTCCTATCGTCCTGGTAGAATTCCACGAGCGAAAGGAAGTGCCCTCCCAAAACCTTTTTGGCCAATTTGGTGACCAGACAAAAAGGCAAAAAGGGCGCGTACTTGTTGTATACCTGAAAGGTCTCTAAATAATGGTCGCCGTAAAGTGCCCTGTTCAGATGAAACACTATGGAATAGCCGTCCACCACGGCCTCACACCTCTTCAGTGGTGCTATGTGGTATTCGAGTTCCACGGGGCCGAGCGGGAAATTGTAGGGGACAAGCTGATGTGCAACGCCCCTCATCATTTCTATTTTTTCGTCAAACTTTGACATGACTTTTTACTCGCCTTATTTATGATCCGGCGAACCAATAAACGCGATTATTCGTCCAAAAAACGGATTGACTAATTGTACGAAAAATGTTAATTTGAACGCAATAGGAGAAAATTTTAAATGGCCTCAAAATGCCTGATGCTGGAAACCAGGGAAAAAAAGAAATTCTTCACCCTCCTCGGAAACTTCAAACACCTGAAGGAGTACTGCAGGGCTTTCGGGGCGAAGATGTTTGTGGTAAAGGCCGATATCGAGAGAAAGAAAATACTCGATCTGAAGAGACTTGTACCGGCCTTGTGCGACAAGAATTACAAGGGAGAAAAAGTCACTTACAAGATAGTGGAATGCAAGAAAATCAATTGAGGTGACTGCCGTAGTAACCCAGCAAAACTTTCATCGCGTTTTGCACCTCAATGAATCGCTCCAGATCTTCTTGCTCGTACTTGGCCTTGCGTCTTTTTTTCTTAAGATCAGATATATTTGACTTGAGCAAATTGGAATGTCTCTGTAGTTCAAATAGAACCACTTCATCCACTTGATCGTCGGTTAGATCAATCTTCATCTCTAGACCCTATCAGGTTGCTTACGTCCATGCCAGTGTCAATCTGCTCGACGCTATCACTGCTCGTGAGGGCTATGGCCTCGGACCACTCCTTGAGGTATTCCCTGACCTCATCGGGGCTTTCGGCATCTATGAGAGCGGGATACTTGATCAGAACCTCGGCATCGAACGGAGCGGACTTCGCCTGCTGAAAGACCGCCTCCTCGTCGCCCCCGTTCCACGGCGAAAGTATTTTGTACTTTCCTGCGCCCTTCGCGGGCTCAACTCTCTTGGACATGAGAATGGCATCCATGAGGCCGCCAAGAGGGTTGATCCCGGAGTCGTAGAAAAGAGGGACATTCTCAATCTTTATGCCCGGAGTGAAGTGCCTGTTCTTCTTGTTGACAATTGTCATGTTGGTTCCGAGAGACAGCTTCGTAGTTTTGTCTTGGAAGGCTTTTGGAGATCCAGTACGAAATCTCAAGGATGCGTAGAATTTGAGGGCTTCTCCGCCTCCTGATGTGGTCTCGTCATTTCCATAAATGACGCCGATCTTCTTTCGCACCTGATTGATGACGTAAAGGGTGGCGTCTTTGTCGTTGAGGAAAGGATTGAGGCTTCTCAATATCTTGTTGGCGAACTTGGCCCGCTCTCCCGGCCTCTCGTTACCAACGGCGTCGCGTTCGGCCTTTGAAGCGTTCTCTGGAAGGTCAACCTCGCTCCATTCGCGATCAGTGGGATTGACGCCGATGGAATCCCAAACAATGCCAATAGGCTTCTTCGGGTATTTGGCCCGGATAGCGTTTACCACAGATATGATCTTTTTCTCAACCTGCTGCAGCGTTACGGGATCAAATACGAGAAGTTTGTCCGGATCGACATGTCCGCACCGTTCGGCGAAGTCGCTTCCGCTGGATCGCTCGCAGTCAAGGAGGACGGCGATGCCCCCCTGCTTCTGTATGGCGCCGAGAAAGCAGTATCCCAGCAGGGACTTTCCAGAGGCCTCCGGGCCGAATGCTTCTATGATGCGTCCCCCGGGGAAGCCACCCTTGATGAACTTGCCGCTGCAGGCGAAGTTGATTGCAAGGTTGCCGGTATCAACATAATAGGGAACCTGACCGGCGTTCCTCAATGTCTCTCCGCCGGTGCTACTGAGTATGTCTTCCAGAGCGGAATCCTCGTTCTTTGATTTAGATTTGGCCATATTTTCTCCTTTGTTTTGTTTGAATTGCAGAATGGGCGACAAACATATCCCCTCCCCGGGACCCGATTGTCCCGGGGAGGGGTTCTCTTATCGAATCCTTTCAGCCCAACCTTCTGAGTTCCTCTAGAAAGTCCTTATCGGCAATCTCGTCGTCGTCGTCGCCGCCGGTGGACTCTTCCTCAACCCTAGCCTTGGGGGCGGAGACCTTCTCCTCCGCAACGGCCGCGACGGGCTTGGTGGAGAACTTCGAGGGATCAAATCCGCCCGAAGACTCCTGCTTCAGTCCGAGGTGGACGGCAAGTTCATGCTCCAGTTCCTCGTAGGTCTTGAGGGTCCTGAGGGCGACGAGATCATGCAGACCCTCCATCCATTTCTTGCACTCATCCGGATCGCCAGCCGGACTCTGTTCAAGGAAGTGAGACCCCTCGTAATTCGGGAAACTGTTGTCGCCCGACTTGCGGATCGTTTTGACGAGCTTAAAGTCATATCCGTTCTTGAAGTCGGTGACGTCGCCCAACTGGGGCTGGTTCATCTCCTTGTCGCCGAGGATCCCGCGAAGGATGATCTCGTGAACCGTCTTGCCGACGGAGAGAATCTTCGGGCCGACGTTCTTCCTGACCGTCCCGTCCTCCGCCGTCTCGGTGCGGACGATGACATTGTAGTAGTACCTCTCGATCGGCTTGAGCTGCCTGTAGAGGTTTTGCAGGCGGTCGCGTTCAGCGGGAGCAGCCTGCTCCGACTCCTTCCAGCAGTGGCGGATGTAATCCACGATGGGATTCTTGCCGACCCACTTGCCGTTGACATACTCGCGGATGTCGTGAATGCTCTTGCCGTTCACCCTGTGGAGGGCTGTGGTGAGGTAGAAGGGGTTCTTTTCGCGACCAAACTTACCAGCCGGGGCGGGGGGAAGAAGGCGCATCACCACGCTGCCCTTGCCTTCCGGCATTTTGACGAAATTCTCTAGGAAGGAGCCGCCAGAACCCTCGGCGGACTTGAGGCCCTTGTAATCGCTCTGAAGTGAACCAAGATCAAGTGACATGTTAATTCTCCGTTGTTAAAAGTTAAAAGTTCAAACCAACGCTACTTCTGTTCGCGTCAGCAAGTTATAAGTAATATAGGGTTGCTTGTCAATATATTTTTTCAGATTTTTTTAGATTTCTTCAGAAGACTGTTTCTCTGCGGTCAAATCAATTCCTCCGGAAGCCGCTTGCTCGGGACTCATGGCGGATCTCGCCTTCTCCTCGAGAGCCTTGACCTTGTCTTGCAGAGTAACATGACCCTCGGCCTCCAGACCCTCGTTGAGCTTCTTCCTCTCTTCGGCCTCCTTGACATACTCCTCCTCCAAAGCCTTGAGAATCTGCATGTTTCTCTCGAGCTTTTCCATGGATTTCTGGCTGTTCTTCTCTTCCATTGCCTTTTTCTTTTCAGGATCTTTGACGAAGGGTAGGAGTTTTTCTCTGAACCTTCTGTTGAGTTTCGCCCCTCTCCTGTCCTCCTTCCTCGCCTGCTCCAGCTTGTGCCTCCTGGCCGCGGCACGAGCCTTGCCCTTCAATTCCCTAGCCTTCTTTTTCATCTGCTGCTTCTTGGTTGCCATCATCTTCTCCTTATGTCCGGCATTTCTGTGTTCTCGTAGTTTCGCCAAAGATTTATTTCATCCTTTTGGTTTTCTGCCCCG